TTTGAATATTTTAAATTTATTGGAGTTTTAAGTATTGTTTGTGGAATAAAACTAATAACATAATTTACATTATCACATAATGAACCAAATAAAATTGCACTATAACCACCGGCAGATGTACCCATAAATATTACTTTGTCATAATTATTATTTTTAATAATAATATTTAAATATAAAATAGTATCATCGATATTTTCCGTGATACCTTTTATTCCTTTATGATACCAGCATTGATATTCATCTATATATACCGATTATGATTTACTATTTTATATAGATAAAAGTCAATGTTGGTATCATAAAGGAATACAGGATATTACAAATAATATTGATGATACTGTTTTACATTTGAATAATATTATTAAAGATGGAAATTACGAAAAAGTAATATTTATGGGAACATCTGCTGGCGGTTATGCGTCTATCTTATTTGGTTCATTATGTGATAATGTAAATAATGTTATTAGTTTTATTCCACAGACAATACTTAATAATCCAATAAATTTAACATATTCAAACTTAAAAAATATAATAAATAAAAATACAAAATATATTATATGTGGTGATACAAGTATTCAAAATAAAAATGACAGTCATCATATTCTACATTGTGAAAATATAGAATGTTTTTCAAATGTAAAAATAATTAAGAATAATGGATTGGATATCAAAAAATTAAGAGATAATGGTTCTATAAAAAAAATAATTGATGATTGTTAGAAGTTTAAAATATTATAAATAATCGGCGGTTGAAATGTATAAAGTTTGATGAAATACTTTTGCTAAATGTGTAAAGGTTGAATTTCCATTGTTATATTATGGACAACGAATTTATCGTTTTTATTAAGGAAAACTATATATTTATATTTGGTATAGTATTTAGCGTTTTTGGTATTTTATTATTGGTAAGTATTTTAAACATAAATTTAAATCCTGTAAAACCCGAAACACACCTAATACAACAGGTTACTGTGGAGACATTTGCAGAACGATCTTTAGCCGATAATACCGAAAATATAGAGCAATTAAAATTAACACCAGTCGAAAGTTTTTGCGAAAGTTATTTAGGAAATTCGTCGCAATTGGAGACGGGATGCAACCAGCTTACTGAATCGAGTTGCGCCGAGGTGAGTTGTTGTGTTTTCGCGAAAAAAGGCAAATTGGGTAAATGTGTTGCGGGCGACGCTTATGGTCCGACATTTAAAACCGATAATAATGGAAAAATGATAACAATGGATTCTTTTTATTATTTAGGTAAAAAATATTAGTATAATGTATAATTATGGCTACTCCTAGTATGACTTTAACTACCGCAGGGCTAACTACCAATAGTGTTAGCACATCCAGTATGAATTTTACTTTGGCAGTTGCACCAAATATAGGATATAATTTTATTGATGCTTCTGGTAATTATACCAATAGTTTAAATTGTGGTCCGATAGAGATATATAGTCCCCTCACTGCTCCATGTGGTATTGTAAGTGGTGATAATGCCCTATATGTATCTGACAATAACGGAAATTTAACATTACTACCTGGTACTGGAAAAGGGGTGTCTATTACCGGGAACATATCGATAAATAGTTCCCCCGCTACTCCATATGGTATTACAAGTGGTGTTAATTCCCTATATGTATCTGACAATAACGGAAATTTAACATTGCGACCTGGTAGTGGACAATCGGTGTTTATTGACGGGACACTAACTATTGGTGGAACAAATACTATTTATGGTAGTGGTGGTCAACCTTCAGCAACACAAACTGTTACTATAACTGCCGGATATTATTTTAATGGAAATCCCCCAACCGGGACAGGTGATTCAGTATATTATGGCAGTACAATGAATTTAAATGCTGGTCTTGTATATATACCTCAGTATACACCTTTTTTTAATACTAATAGTAGTGGTGGTTATTGGCTTTACAGTGGTATCGGTATTTTTAATACACCAGATTCTCAGTATTATGGATATTTTAATTTAAATAATTCACCTGGTCAGAGTGGTGATTATTTCACAAATTATATATCTCTTGGTGGAGGCAATCCTGTTCCTAGTTATGGATTAATTGTAGCATCTAGAATTGCGTGCGGTGGAGAAATAGATTGTGTTAGTGACACCCGCATTAAAAATAACATTCGTTTATTGGACACTAATAATGCGTTAGAAACCATACGCAAAATCCAGCCAAAAACGTTTACCTACATTGATTTTTCAAAAAACCAATACAAATTAAATTACGGATTTATTGCTCAAGATGTGGACGAGGTGTTTCCCGAATGTGTTACAAAACGATTTGACTATGTGCCTAATATTTTTACTGTTGGTTTCGTAAAAGACCAAAATACCATTTCTTTGTTGCATAAAAAAACAACCGAATTCACTATTAATAAAGAAACATCTTTAAAATTAAAACTACTTGTAAATGGCAAGGAAAGATTGGTTACTTTAAATAAAATCATCGACGATGAAACATTTACTATTGTTGAACCACTAGATGAAGAGATTACCGATAATAAAGATAACTACATATTGGTTTATGGAGAGGGTGTCGACGATTTTCATTCCATAGAGAAAAATGCGATATTTACATTAACAACGGCCGCGGTGAAACAATTAGATATGGAATTGCAAGAAACCAAAGAAACGGTTACCAAGCAACAGCAACAAATCGATTCATTACAGCAACAAATCGACTCATTACAGCAACAAATCGACTCATTAAAAGAATTAATTGCTAATAAACTTGCATAAATTATTAATTTTTTTTTTATTTAATTTATTCCATATGAATTTGCATTACACTTATATTCGCATCTGTCGCTAATTGTAAAACAGTGTCGTCATTATTGTAATTGTGCAAATATATTATTTCCTTTATACCGCACGCTGCTATCGAACGGAAACAATTGAGGCACGGATAGTGTGTTATATAAATTTTTGCCCCATCCAACGAGGTGCCCCTTTTAGCGCAATCAGTGATAGCATTTACCTCGCTATGAATAATTGATTGCTCGTGATTGTCTTTAACGCGCGATATATGTGGTGCACCCGAAATATAACCATTGTAACCCATTGAAATAAGGCGATTATCTTTGACAATTGCTGAACCAACCTTTAATCGGTGGCACGGGCTACGACACGATGCTAATAGCGCAATGGACATAAAATATTCGTCCCATTCTAGGCGCTGGTTATTTAGGGACTGTTGTGAGCTTATTACATGACATAGTTGTAAAAACATATTTTTTATTGTAAATATGTTTTTATGTTTTTTATAAAATACAAGTTTCTATCATAAGGTAACAATTAGTTCACTTAAAAAAGGAGGGATCATAAGGGAACAATTAGTTCACTTAAAAAAGGAGGGATCATAAGGGAACAATTGGTTCCCTTAAAAAAAAAATTGAATAATTATTATCAAAAGAATATAAAAACATATTTACATAGTATATACCCTAAAATGATAATTCCCATTAAATGCTTTACATGCGGTACCGTTTTGGCCGACAAATACCGTTTCTATTGTGAAGAAGTAAGAAAAAGAAAAATGACTAAAGACCTACATGTGGATAAAGTGATTTATTTAACACCACAATTTAGTGAAAAAACGCCAGAAGGAGAAGTACTAGATGAGCTAAACCTAAAGAAAATGTGTTGCAGGCGTCATATGCTCACACACGTAGATGTTGATTAAAACTATTACTAAAAATATTTTATATTTATATTATATAAATGCCTAAAGCAACAAAAAAAATGAAATCAAAAAAATCACACCAAAAATTAATAAATATGGTTGGTTGCTCAAAAAACCACAAACATTTAAAAACGTGTAAAAAGAATAAAAGACGGGTGCGTTTAGGAACAAAAAGACATTATAAACACAATGGTGGCGGGGGGTGCGGTAGTTGTGGGTGTCCAGTTGGTGGATTAACGTGGTCAGAAATGAATAAATATGGAGGTAAATCTAATTTTTTCCCTCTAAATTCAGTCCCGAATGCAACGGTGCCGTTAAATTACGGTCCCGCTTTAGGCGCTAGTGGGCAAATTGGTGGTTCGTGTGCAATGTGCAGTGCTATTCCTGTACATAGTGGTGGTGGACATTTTTATAAACCCCCCTCTTTAGTTCCTGGGCCTTTTGTCGGGTCGGCGTGGGGACCCAATGTCAGTCAGTGGCCAGCAATTGATGGCGTTGGGGGCGACCGCAACTATTTCAATCCTTATAATTTAAATAAAGACCCTGCATTGCAAATGTCTTTAAATGATGCTGGTTATAAAACCGCCTACAGCAAGGTAGGTGGTCGCAAGCGTCGTAGCAATAAAAAGGGTGGTGGAGTGATGCCACAGGATTTAACTAATTTAGGAAACAACCTTGGATTTAACTTTAAGAGTGCGTATAATGCCCTAAATGGCTATCCAGCCCCCGTTAATCCATTGCCCTACAAAGACCAGTTATCCAATTCGTTGAATAGTAGCAAACTAATGTACTAATTCTAAATGTACTAATTCTAAATGTACTAATTCTAAATGTACTAATTCTAAATGTACTAAAAGTTTATTTTTTTTCTAAATATAATTCATAAATGGCTTTCCCAAAAAATTTAAGTCAATTGTGCACACCCGCATACATATATTTCATCGTATCTATATTATTTTTAGCTGTTGCCGCTGTTCAAAATATCGGTAATAACAATAAATACACTCTAGGAATGTTTTCGTGCAACGTTCCTAGTTGCATTTTTGTGTTCATAGTAAAAGTTGTGTATATTCTATTCTGGACCTGGATACTCAATTTGATATGCAAAGATGGTTATACCAATATCGCGTGGTTCCTGCTCCTTCTCCCATTTATATTGTTATTTGTCATTTTGGGTTTAGTAATGATATATCAAAAAAAAAATACTAAGAAAAACAATAAGAAAAACAGCCGTTAAAATCTAATACTATTTTTGGTTGCAAAAGTACTAAAGTTAATATATATTTTATATAATTAATATAATATATATATGAGTCAAATACAAACGATACTTTGTCTTTTTATCGTAGTTATTATTATTGTCTCAATGGGAATGATGTTTAAAAATAATATGACAGAAAGTTTTAAAGGTATTAATGGGACTGGGCTAGGATATATTGGGAGAAAGTTAGATTATAAACCGCCTATTCCTACTAACAATAAAAGTGGTAATTTGGGCTATCCTGGATTACAATATGTAGGCGTCGCACTGCCACCTCCGAATTATGTTGTTAGTAGTGACGACCAACCATTGCGCTACGGCTTTCCACCTATCCAAACAAAGAGTATTTAGATGCATACATACCAAATAATATTAAAAACATTCCTACATAATCATCAATCGTTGTAGACAATTTTAACCAAAATGAATTAGAGCATAATTGCGCTAGAAAATCAAATACATACGATGATAAAGATATTTGAGCAGGGGTTAAAAATGTATTTCCAATTCGGTTGGCAGGAATTAAAAACATCCATTCTACAGATGCCCAAAACTCGGAGGATAATATTTTAGTTAGAATCCCATTATTTTTCATAGAAGGTGTAGTTTGGGTAAATAAAGCAAAGTCCATTGTTAACCCAATCATTATATTTAAAAATAACCATAAAATTAGTGTTAATGTACTATTCATATTATATACTTTTAAGAAAAGTATACATTTTTTGCTATACTTTTCTTAACAGTATACATTTTTTGCTATACTTTTCTTAACAGTATACATTTTTGCTATACTTTTCTTAACAGTATACATTTTTTGCTATACTTTTCTTAAAAGTATACATTTTTTGCTATACTTTTCTTAAAAGTATATATATATATATGCACTACTCTAAATTACCCTATTATATATTATTTTTATGTTTATTTATTACTGCCCAAAGTTTGTCAATGTGGGGGCAATATGTTACATTGCCCTATAAAAATTTAACCATGTGGGAAGCTTACAAAATGGCTATTCCATTTGCGTGGTTAGATTGGGTCATAATGACATTTGCTATAATGGTTGGTGATAAATATAATCTGGTAACCCCTACCCAAGACACGTTTCTTTTAATTATAATACAATTTTGTTTAATCTTATTAATTAATCAGTTTTACCTAAAACAAAAGGTATCTCGAAGTGATATTATTGCATTTTTTATAATATTAGCAGGATTCTTTGTTAGTTTCTTACATTTAATATCTAAACTTTTCAAAATTCCTATACCCAGCGCACATTTAGATAAAAACAATTCAGCAACTCGTAAGTCTTTACGATACAGCATATTAGGTAGAAATAATTTAGAAATGGCTGAACTAGAGGAGGTAGACGAAATTGATGCGCGATAAATATTTACACACACAAATAAAAAAATTATATATGTAAATATATAATATTTAAATATTATATGACTACTAAAAATATAATTCGGGTTAAAAATGGTATCCGATATGATATGAATGGCTGGGTTTATATATCTATTAAAGGTGGTGCATTTGAACGCGGTGAAGCTTACGGAAAGCTAATTGCTAAAGATATGGAAAACGTTATGAAAACAGTTCGTTTTGTTGTTTACAATGATTACGGTGTAGAATGGAATTTTTTTATTGAATCCTGCACTAAATATTACACTCCCAAAATTAAGGAAAATTTTCCGGAATTCTACGAGGAGATGGCTGGTTTCGCTAAAGGTGCAAATATGAGTGTGGAGGAATCGGTTGCCTGGAATAATTACTTTGTTTTAACGGAGAGTTTTTGGGCTAATATGCCCGAAGAAGTGGCGATTGCCGTGAAAGGTTCAGTTAATTCAGCAATGGGTACTAAAGAGGGTGGTGGACAACAGGAACGATGCAGTGCGTTTATCGCAAATGGCGACTGGACTGCTGACGGTAAAATTGTAGTAGCACACAATAATTTTTCTAATTTTGTGGACGGACAATTTGCAAAATATGTTATTGATTTAAAACCCACAAAGGGTAATCGAATTTTAATGATGGGATTCCCCGGCTGGATTTGGTCTGGAACCGACTTTTTTGTTACGAGTGCCGGTATTATTGGTACGGAAACCACTATTGGTGGTTTTATTGCATATAAAAATGATATGCCTATTTCGTGCCGTATTCGTAATGCTATGCAATATGGCAATACATTGGATGATTATGAAAAAATGTTATTAGATGGTAATTCAGGTGACTACGCAAATTCATGGCTATTTGGCGATACAAATACTAATGAAATTATGCGAATTGAATTGGGACTACGGTTTCATAACACGGAACGCACCAAAAACGGGTATTTTATTGGTTTTAACGCACCTTATGACCCGCGTATCCGCAATTTAGAATGTGTTAATACAGGGTTTGACGACATTCGGCGACATCAAGGCGCTCGCCGTGTTCGTTTAGCGGATTTAATGGATGAATTCAAGGGCAAATTAAATATTGCAGTCGCGAAACAAATTATTTCAGACCATTATGATGTATATTTAAACAAAGAGAATATGTGTTCTAGAACTTGTTGTAGTCATTATGAATTAGACGCGCGGGAGTATATGTCGGACCCATCTAGACCCAAACCATTTCAGCCACGTGGTGCCCTTGACGGCAATATATGTGACACTGCTATGGCTAAAAATATGTCTTTTTTATTGCGATGGGGCAATTCGTGTGGAACTCCTTTCATAAAAAATAAATTTTGTGATGAGAATAGGGAGTGGGCTTATCTGCGCGACTACTTAGAAGACCGGCCGGAGCAACCGTGGACCGCATTTTCAATAACTAATGATGCAAAACTCGCCAAAAGTAATCCAACAAATCAAAATAAAACGATAAAAAAACGAGAAAGAAGGGGCAAATCCAAAAAAAATGTAGTAAAAATGTTGGAACAAACGGCATGAAAATTTCACATAAAATATGATAAAAATTATTATATTTTATTTATTTCTAATACTAATTAAAATATTTTATCAAAATACAAAATATTCATAACCATATTCATTGATATTTGGAAAATCTGCCTTATCATAGTAGTTATCAATTAGGAATGTCGATTTATCATTAGCCAAAGTTTCTTTTGACATTAATAATGAATTTAAATCATTATACATTACTATGTTTTTCAACCAGTTATGTCTTAATATTTTTCCTAAGGGGGTGTTTAATATATCTGGAACAAAAATAATAAAATTATCTTTATTTTCAAATATATATTTACTTACATAGTATTGATCCCAAGGCCAAGCATAGTGATAAATATTGTTATTATATAAATCATTAATAATTATACTATACATTTGTTTGGTAAAATCGTTATTTTTAATTATAAATGACCCACTATTTACATATGTATTTTTTTTTACATATGGGTCTCGTGAAAAACACCCGTGTTTATTTTCATTCTGAATTAAATTATTAATTATTTCATTTAACCAATTACCATTTTGTATCCAAGCATCACTATCTAAAAAAACTAAAATATCATAGTTTGTATTTTGTAAAAATTCATTAACAACGTGTATTTTTTTTATTGCAGGATAAACATCGCCGTATTTATTATTATCTATTTCCAAAAATAAATAATCATAACCTAAAATATTACAAAACATTTTATTAACTTCTTGTGTTTTTAATAAATAGTCTAATGAAGGTCTATTATCAGCTTGTAACACACATACCTTTGACATATTTATATATTTAGACAATAAAATGTCAAAATATTCGCATAACATTTGACAATGTCGGTTATAAATATTGTTATAAAATTGGAGAGAAATATGGTAATGATTATTATTTCTGGGACATTACCATATATCGTCACAGGTTTATTTGCATATTTTTCAAGCCATTTTTCAGTAACAACTTTTGTTTTACAAAAGTCCCCGGGTTTTCACTTTTGGACATTTTAAAAATGTCCATATTGGGAATTCTGAAAAAAGTTTTGGAAAAGATGTGTTTTTTCGGTACTCTTATCATTATGGTTTGGTTCACAGAAATAATAATTATGGGTTTGTTACGATAATATTTTCTTGCATTTTCCGGAAAACCGCTGGCGATTTTTTGTTTAGGCATAATATGGAAACGGATGGAAACAAAATTATGCCAAAATTATGCTCGGGGTTTTATTGTAAAACTTGTGACTATATAACATCTAAAAAAAGCAGTTTTAACAATCATTTGCACAGCAAAAAACATTTTGGAAACGTTTTGGCAACAAATGGAAACGAAATTATGCCAAAATTATGCTCGAAACAATACGTATGTAATAGTTGTAAAAAAGCATATATAGAGCGCTCTGGATTATGGAAACATAAAAAAAAATGCAACCAATATGCTACCGATACAATTAATTTCTTACAAATAGAGAACAATGAAATAATGGATATGTTGAAACAGCAACTCAATGAAAATACAGAGTTTCGCAAACAAATTGTGGAAATAATGTCAAAGCAGAACGAGACTATTTCCACTTTAGCGACAAAAGTTGGCAATAATACTATAAATAATAATAGTCACAATAAGACATTTAATCTACAAGTATTTTTAAACGAGACGTGTAAAGATGCAATCAATATGACTGATTTTATTGATTCCATCAAGTTACAAATGACAGATTTAGAGACAACGGGGAAGCTAGGGTATGTAGAGGGTATATCTAAAATATTTGTAAAAAACTTAAATGGACTCAATAATCATCATCGCCCCATCCACTGTTCTGATTTGAAACGTGAAATATTATATATCAAAGATAATAATGAGTGGACCAAAGAAGACGAAGATAAACTCGTATTGCAAAAGGCAATAAAAGAGGTTGCAAATAAAAATATAAAGCAAATAACAGAGTGGGTTAAGGTGCATCCCGAATGCTACAATTCAGAGTCAAAAACAAACGACACATATCTAAAAATTGTCTCGAATTCAATGTCAGGGGCGAGTAAAGATGAACAAATTAAAAATATACAAATGATAATAAAAAATTTGGCAAAAGAAGTGGTTATTGAGAAATAAAACTAACAAAATGTGCATATATACAATATTGAATGAGTTTAACGCCTACGATGTTTTCTGGATTTTCTGGACTTTCTAGATTTCTTAGATTTTCTAGATTTTCTAGATTTCTTAGATTTTGTTCCGGCACCATCTTGATCCTTTACGATAGGCTCCCATAAATTGTTTAGTAAAACAGATTGCGGAAGAAAGCGATCTCTGGATTCTTTGGACCTGTCTGAATTACTATCAACTATATAACAATTCCACCCTGGCTCATAGCTAATATCAGGCGCTGTAGGACTTAAAATTTTAACAACTAAACATGTTCGGCCTATTTTAGTAAAAACGCATCTATTTTCGCTAGCAAATGATTGTAAATCTGGGTCTTTTATTCTAGTGTCTTCTGTATACTTATTGGGGTCTAGTTCATATGATGATGCATTACAATCAAAACGAGTCATATATAATATAATATAATATAATATTATAATTCATAGAAAAATCTAAATATTTTACCTAAATTATTCAATTATATAAAATATCACAATCAAAAATAATATTTAATAAAAATAATATTTAATGCAAATAATATTATAAAAAATAACCATATTATAATATAATGGACACAATTGCATGGAATCTAATAGATAAATATTTTAAAGACAATCCATATAATTTGGTTGCACATCATTTAGACTCGTATAATGATTTTTTCAGCAAGGGTATTTTTCAGATTTTTAAAGAAAATAATCCCATTCGTTTCATAGAACGCGAAACTGTTAGCGACGATGATTCGCGAAAAAGCAGTGACAAGCCCAGAGAATGTTTAATATATTTGGGAGGAAAAAACGGCGACAAATTATATTTTGGTAAACCCATCATTTACGACGAAGATCAACTAACAATGAAACCATATCCTCACTATATGTACCCCAATGATGCTAGGTTAAGAAATATGAATTATGGTATTACAATTCATTATGATATTGATGTTGAATTTATGTATCCAGATGGAGTTGAACGCGTAGTAGCTAATAAAACGTATGACAGAATATTTTTGGGGCGTTTCCCTATTATGTTACACTCCAATCTTTGCATATTAAAGGGATTATCTACAGAGGCGCGTTTTAATATGGGTGAGTGTCGCAATGATTATGGTGGATATTTTATTATTTCAGGCAAAGAAAAGGTTATTGTTAGTCAGGAAAAGTTTGGCGATAATATGCTTTACGTAAGAAAGTATAAGCCCGATGAATTATATAGCTTTTCGTGTGAGGTACATTCGGTTTCGGAAGACAGTTCTAAACCGATACGATACACATCGTGTAAAATTATCGCACCTGATGCTATTTATAGTAACAATCAAATTGTAGTTGATGTTCCGAATGTTAAGAAACCAATTCCGTTATTTATATTGATGCGCGCGTTAGGAGTTATTAGCGACAAATCTATTATCGAATATTGTCTCCTAGATTTAAAAGCGAATTCCAATATGATAGATTTGTTTATACCATCTGTTCACGACGCTAACACTATTTTTACCCAACAGATAGCATTAGAATTTATCGCTAAATTCACTAAACGCCAAACAGTTACAGCGGTTCAAGACATTTTGATGAATTATTTTTTACCACACGTAGGTGAGGACAATTTTTTAAATAAAGCCTATTTTATTGGGTTTATGGTGAACAAGTTGTTGCGCACGTTTATGGGGAGGGAGGCGCCAACGGACCGAGATAATTTCAAATTTAAACGCATAGAAACATCCGGTTCTCTTATTTACGATTTATTTCGTGAATATTACTTAATACAAAATCGTAACATTTTTTTAAAAATGGACAAGGAATTTTATTACCATCCGGGCAAATATAGAACAAATTTTGTTAGTTTGGTAGAAGATAACATAAAGGATTTTTTTAAAGAAAGATTGGTGGAAGATGGATTCAAAAAGGGGTTTAAGGGTAATTGGGGATCAAATGCGAACACTAAGCGTCTCGGTTTAGTGCAGGATTTAAATCGTTTGTCGTGGTTTACTCATATTTCACATTTGCGCAAAATAAATTTGCCTTTGGATCCTACGGCTAAAGTTGTCGGTCCACATTTATTGCATAGTACTCAATGGGGAATAATAGATCCAGTAGATACACCTGATGGTGGTAATGTTGGACTGCATAAGCATATGGCAATTAGCACAGTAATAACAAACGGGTTTTCATCATTCCCCATTTGTCGATGGTTACGTGCAAATACATCCTTAAAATTGCTAACCGAATGTAATGCTCTAATGTTGGCAGGTAGAACGAAAGTTATTGTAAATGGTAATTGGATAGGTGTATTAGATAATCCCATTTATACAGTAAATATATTAAAATTATTTCGTCGAAATGGTGTAATACCAGTATACACTAGTATTTCCTTTAGTTATGAATCCAATATTATATATATTGCTACTGATAGTGGACGTCTAACACGCCCAGTTTTTTACCGAGATTTAAAAATAGACGATAGTGGCATGGTTTTATATGGCAAAATATCCTATGAACACGGAACAATCAAGGATATTATTGAATCACGGAAATATACGTGGAATCAGGTGATTTCTGGTTTTGAGAAAAAAAACGATGAAAATTATAATATTCGTAACAATATTTTATATAATGTACACGAATTGTATCCTGGACACGATTCATTAGAAAATATTTTAGATATGTTTGAGAGTAATAAAGCCATTGTAGACTATTTAGATACGTCGGAGGAGGAAGGTGCATTTATTGCTAATAATAAAAACGAATTAGGTTTAAACAAATATTATACACACTGTGAAATAGACCCCTCTTTAATTTTCGGCGTAATGGGTAATTCTATTATTTATCCCGAGTCAAACCAACTACCACGTGATGTGTTTTCGTGTGGTCAGAGCAGGCAGGCTGTGTCAGTCTATCATTCCAACTCGCAAATGCGAATGGATAAAATGGGTGTAATATTAAACTATGGACAAACACCGTTAGTTAAGTCTCGTTATTTGGAATATATTAATAAAGAGGAGCAACCCTATGGTGTAAACGCGATTGTGGCGATTATGTCTTACACCGGCTATAATGTAGAGGATGCTATTTTAATAAACGAAGCCTCGGTAAAACGGGGAATCTTTAACACCACCTATTATACCACATACGAGGCAAGAGAGGAAAGTGAAAAAGTAACTGGTGCCACGGTAAATACATTTTTTTCCAATATAGAGTCAAAACCAAATGTAAAGGGAATAAAAGACGGTTATGATTATAGCAAATTGGACCAATATGGTTTGGTAAAAGAAAACACAGTTATTGATGATCGTATTGTATTGATTGGAGAACTATCTAATAATCCGGAAAAACGCGGATCCTACATGGACAATTCAAAGACGACTAAGAAGGGACAGTTGGGTTTTGTGGATAAGGCATTTATGACAGAGGGGGAGGAAGGATTCCGAATTGCCAAAATACGAATTCGCGAGGAACGTTTGCCTGCAATTGGTGACAAAATGGCGTCACGTGCTGGACAGAAAGGGACTTTAGGTCTCATAATTCCAGAGGAGGATATGCCATTTACTGCTGACGGTTTAAGACCGGATTTAATAATTAATCCGCACGCATTGCCGTCGCGTATGACAATTGGGCAACTAGTGGAATCGTTGTTTGGAAAAGCGTGTGCGTTATACGGAGGATATGGTGATTGCACAGCATTCCAAGTGAAAGGTGCTAATTACGATACGTATGGACCAATGTTAACAAAGTTAGGTTATCATAATAGTGGCAATCAAATTTTGTATAATGGATATTCGGGTGAACAACTATATTCAGAGATATATATAGGACCTACCTATTATATGCGTTTAAAACACATGGTTAAGGACAAGATTAATTACAGAGCCACTGGAAAACGCAATTTCTTAACACGTCAGACAAATCAGGGGCGTGCGAATGATGGTGGGTTAAAGATAGGTGAGATGGAACGTGATGGAATAATGGCGCACGGTCTATCATATTTTTTGAATGAATCGTATATGGTACGCGGAGACCAATATTATATGGCGGTATGTAACAAATCAGGTGCAATTGCGGTATATAATTCGGAGAAAAATTTGTTCCTTAGTCCTTTTGCAGACGGTCCGTTAATATTTAATAGAAATGTGGAGGGGCAACAAGTGTTGGATGCGATAAGTAAATTCGGGCGCTCATTTAGTATTTTGAGGATTCCTTATGCTTTAAAATTGCTAATACAGGAACTGCAAGTAATGAATGTTCAGATGCGAATCATTACGGAAGATAATATAGATCAACTAACAAACTTGTCATATCAGTCAAGAAATATTGATAAATTGTTACACATAGATTACGATGAAAATGGAAAAGTGGAGCGTGATATTAAGGAAATCATAGACAATTATAAAAAACAAATGGAAATGAAACTTGATAATGTAAGAAATGAAAAAATGAATAATCCAATTAATTTTTTTATGAACCAGGTTGTAAATCAAAAGTTGGAGCCACAAGAATTTTCAGATGCGGATTTAGAATACCCCTCGGTTTCTCCAGCATACGAACCAAATTCTGTCGAGGCGAATAGCGTTTCTCCAGATTATCAACCGACTTTTGAATCTGATGAAAATGACACTGATTATGGGTCTTATAATTTAAATGAACAATTGCCATTGGCACCATCTTTTTCAGATAGGCCCCAAGTAGGATTTTGGTTTTATCAATTACCTGTTAATTTACAGAACACAGCGTTAAGAATAAAAGATAAAAATGAAATGTATAATTTTATTGAACAAAAACATATGGAAAATGAGGGTGTTCAGGGTGGTGGGTTTAGTTCAAATTCTAATGCTGTATTTAAAAATCCAGATATGAATGAGGCATTTAATATGCTAGGCAATGATACTAAGTCTAAATTAATGATGATGGATGATGGAAAACGACAAATGGTTATGGAACAAATAATGTTAAAAGCAAAAGCAACATCAATCGCAGGAGGGCAATCGACAGCATTACAGCGATATTTTGATGCCTTACCACTGGATAAGCAATTGGATGCCTTAAAAGGTGGTTACAAATCAATGTCAAATGACTTTAATAGTTTGGCACAAAAAACTAATAATTCATTAATTACTATAACAAAACCGGTGTCAATGCAAGAACAACTAACAAAACAGTTGCCTATGTTGGGAGTGGAGCAAAAGGGCGGTACAAGTGATAGTACAAGTAATAGTGATAGTACAAGTAATAGTGATAGTACAAGTGATAGTACGAGTGATAGTACAAGTGATAGTACAAGTGATAGCAGTTCAGCAACCGGAGGAAAATCCTCCACTACGAGGGTTGTGCATTTTTAGATAAATTAAATATAAAATTAAATATAAAATTGAAACAAAATAAAATCAATATGTTTATATTATAGTATAATATGGCCACTCAAAACACAAGTAGTTTAATCTCACAAATTTACAATTCTAGAGGTGTTCTTTTAGAATTAATGAAGTCGCAGGGGTATAGTATTAGCGAATATAATGGATTTAGTGTAAATGAGGTAAATACAATGAAAACAAACAATCAGTTAGATATGATGTTGGAAATGCCGATTGTAGAAGGAAATGGTAAAAGGACCGGAGAAATAGAAGGAGAAGGAGAAGGCGAAGGAGAAGGCGAAATTGAAGAAAAAGTACCAAATAAAAAGATATATATTCGTTATTATTTAACAAAAGCATTGAGGCCAAATAATTTGCAAGAAATGATTGATGATTTGTTTAATGTAGAAGAAATACTAACAAAAAGAGATACATTAATGATTGTCGTAAAAGATGATGTAAATGAAACGCTTGTCAATACTATTAAGCACATTTGGGAAGCAGACAAAATATTCATTATTTTACAGCCATTAAAAAGGCTCCAATTTAATATTCTCAATCATACTTTAGTGCCACCGCATCGTATATTAAGACCTGAGGAAACCATTCAAATTAAAAAACGGTACAATATAATTGAAGACACTCAATTTCCAGATATTTCAAGATTTGATCCAGTGGCACAGGCGATAGGTATTCGTCCTGGTGAAGTATGTGAAATAATTCGGTCTAGTAAGACGGCAATTTCGGCACCATATTATAGAATATGTAGTTAAAAATAAAAATATAATAATGATGAAATAAAGGAAATAATGAAATAAAGGAAATAAAGAAAAAATAAAGTAATAATATAGATGGATGTTAATTTTGAACCACAAGCACAACAATTAGAGGATAAAATAAATTCAATAAATAGTCAATTTTTTTCCGCTTTAGATGATTTTAAAAAATATTATGTATATTACAATAAAAATCCGGAGGTTAATGAGTTTCAAAATTTTTACGCAAGTAGTAAGGGACAGTTGCAGTCAATGAGCAGGGATATGTTTTTAACATCAAATGATATTGATAAACGCATAGAAAAACTGGATATAGAAATAAGATCATTAGGGCTCCAATTGGAAGACGAAAAAAAGGTAAATGTTGAATTAACAAAATTACTTAAGAATATACAAAATACCCGTGCTGGATCAAAAATATTAATAGATGATTCCAAAGAAATATACAATGTACAATATTATTACAATTGGGAATTGGTGACAGGAATTATAATAACAGGATGTTTATTAGGAACATTATTTGGACCAAAAGTTGTCGAAGCTGTAGCAAAAAAATGAACCAATGAACCATATAAATGCGTGTTGTAAAAAGATTATTTTTAAATTTATATATTATGTTTAAAAATAATAATAAAATAGATAAGGAAACGTCAGATTACATAAAACAATCTATTGAAAGATCAATAAATAAACATATTGAAAAAATACGAGAGTTAGATAATTATAAACTAACAAAGAAAGAACCGCCAAAATCATTAGAATCATCAAATTCCAATAATCCATTATTTATACCATTAATAATACCATTTGTTAGTTTATTTTCTTTTTTAGCCGGTTATTATTGCAAAAGAATTCATGGTTCATAATATAACTTTTCTTTATGTATATTATATTATGAATGAAATACAAAATGATATTAATAATGAAACTTTAATAAAATTAGAAGTACTACAAAAGGAATATGATGTTTTATTACAGCAATACGAAGAAGCAGTAAATAATTACATTGCTACTTTACAAAGTAATATTGTCAATCCGGCTACGGAAGTGGCGACCAGTAGTAATGTCGTTGCATTAAAGGGACGTACGTGGTGGGGTACACAAGGATTAGCAGAAGGTGGTGTAGACACGCAGGAGCAATGCGAGGCATTATGTGCCTCTGTAAAAAATTGCACAGGGGCGACTTTTAATCCAGTTAAAAGATATTGTTGGGCAAGGGGTGGCGAGAGTAAACTAACACCGGGATTAGATGATGATTATGCATTGATACCACAACAAAAGGCCGCCCTCACGGAGATGAAAGGTTTAAATGAGAGGTTAATTGCTTTAAATATAGAAATAATGACTATGATGCAGACTATGGAACCACAAATGCAGGCACAAAAAGAAGAAAAGACCATAAACTACACGAATTTAAATACAAGTTACCAAAAATTATTAGACCAAAAGGTAGAAATGGAGAAACAATTAGAAGAATATAATTCAGCGGAACAAGATTATGAGAATCAGAATTTATACGCAACTCAGCAAAATATCTCTTATCGCAATTGGTTTATAATAATGTTAATAGTAGTGTTAGTAACATTGAAAAAGATGTATGGAGCGGGGAGTGCCTCGATAAATATGATATTTTGGTTATTTATGTTTTGTCTGTTATTTAATTTGACATTTAATTTAGGTCAGCCAACAGGGTTTATCACGTGGGCGTTCTTATTTATGGTAATTGTGTTGATGAGGACAGGATATTTGCCATCTCTTTAAGTAGTTTTCGTAAAGTATTTACACCTTTGGATTTGGATTTGTAAAACGCCGTTTATATATTTATATTATATGAATGAATATACATTTCCATTTAGCACTTGTGAAAAACCCAATAAATATGGTATATCACAACCATATTCATCATTATTAAATCTTATTAACTGTCTAATTATATTTTATTTTTTGATAAAAACTAAACAAAATTACACATTTATATTGATATTTTGTATATTGTGTTTTGAATTATTTCACGTATTTTCTCACAGTATACATATTTCAGGTTCAATACAAATAAATATAACACATATGCTTTCTTATTGTATAAATTTTGCGTTTCTCTTCTTTTTTTATAATTATGCGAAAAAAATACCTAGTAGTGGGTTTATTATATTTTATGTATTTTTAATTTTTTTTGATATATATATATTTTGTAATATGAATGTAGTTTATTATATTTTTAGTCAAGCATTGTTATTTTTATCGGTATTATTCTATTATTATCCGTTATTGACCAAAAATATAAAAAAAATAATACATATTATATTTTTCCTTGTATTATTGATAATAATCTTATTTATAAATGAAAAATACAATTGTGAAAAAATGATGTCTATTTATCCACATTTTCCATATCATATTTTAATTGAAATAATTGGTCTTGTATTATTTTATATTATTTGTAGTAATTTTTATAAACTATAAATTTATAATAAAAACGGCGTTTGAAATGTAAAAAGGTGTAATATTTAACTAATTTGTTTTGTAAGGAATAGGAATAGGAATAGGTAAAGATGTTGAATTAAGTGTTACTCTCGGTAAAAATGTATTTTTTGATGGAGATATATTTGTGCGAAATTTATCATATTGTTTCCCATTTTTACGCACTATTTTCTTTATTTCTTCATATATATTTTCTTCATTATTATCATTATTATTATAATTAGTGTTATTATCGTTTTTTTCGGGTTCATCAATTATATCGCCAACAACTATAGGAACTATGACAAATAGCAAAGTCAAACTCAAATGTTATAACATCATTTATTTGTAAAGTTTTTGCAGATAAAAGAGATAAAGGAGAGGAGTTGGCTGTCTGAGAATTATTCATTGTATATTATATAAATATTTTATTTTTATGTAAACAATGGTTCTTTAAGTAAGTTTTGCAATATATATTATTCCGTGCAACAAAATAACATAAAAAATTGGTAAATTAGTATAAATAATTTTTTTCTATTTATTTATATTAAAGATGAATAATGATTTATTAAACATATCTTTAAATCAGGGCAAAAATTTTAATAAATATCAATCAAAAATAATAAATTCGGTGAATATAAATAATCCAAAGAGTAATAGAAAGGGACACAATACAAAGGGACACAATAATATGGGTTATCTAAAAGAGGGATTTGTTAGTGCAGAACGAGAACAGATAGTGATGCCCCAGGAATACGGATATGTACCTGTTTTGCAAAAACAATGCGAGAATGCCTCTACATTTAACGATGCTAATAGTAATGATTTGAACGATTTGAAGCAACTGCAGTTTAAGTATGAATATTGGCTGGAACAATATAATGCAGTTCAAAAATCTATTGGTGATTCTAGTTTAGAAACAATTAATAGAGTCAGTAAAAATAACCCTTATTTGAATAAAAACGTTAAATTTAATAATGAGTTTGTAGCTTATGTAACTAGCGAAGGCATTTTAAAGCCTTATCCGAGTATAGAGGTTTTTAACAATGTAGCTGGAAAAAATGGTTGTCCTGGATTAAATAAGGAAGACGTATTCAGTGTAGATATACCCTTTTTATCGTCGTATGTTGCTGGTACCAAAATACAAATGCCTAATAATATCAGTTTAATTATCGGCTCTCCAATGACGGACGGTGAAAGTTGCGGAAATGAGGGTAAAAATGTATATGCTAACACATTGGTAAAGAATTTAAATAGCACATACGTTGGATGTTATAACGATAAGCCAGCACCATCGGAGGTATTAATAGTTCCGCAAATGACAGCTGATATAACTGGTTCTTATACTGCATGGGGATCAACCGTTTATCAAGACAATTACGGCTTTGCAGGCCCGTGGTGTGCATTTGATAACAATGTGGATACATGGTGGCATTCAAAAGACGATATAAACGCATATGATTCGAACACAGGCGTTTATCAGGGCACTAATTATTTAGATTGCGATGGACGTAGTAAACAAATATATGGAGAGTTTTTGGGCATATTTTTGCCCAGTGAGGTGCCTTTAACCAAATATTCTATTCAGGGCCGACAAGGATGTTGTGGAGACCCAAATGGACGAGATCCGAATACGTGGTATATTGTGGGGCTTTCTCAAACAAATGGATGGACTGTTATAGATTATCAGGAAAATGTGTCCTTTAATTGGCAAATGAAGACATTTGAAATAAAAAACCCGCAATCCTTTAATGGCTATGCGATTATAATAACAGTGGTTGGGGCGCCAACTGCGCCAGCCGGTACACGTAATAGTGTTCAAATAGCAACGTGGAATTTATATACAACCAGCGACGCTGGAATTACAAATGACCAACGGGCAATGATTTGGAATGAAAGCGCAATTGGTTACACAACTTACGATCAGTGTCAACAATACGCGGTAGATAATGGCTACCAATATTTTGGTATGCAAGATAACAGGGGTGATGGGACTGCAGCGTGTTTGGTTTCCAATGATATAACCAGGACCGTATCATATGGTACTGCAAATGACCAAATAACAATATTGCCTATTTGGGCATCCAATACCGCGGGGCAAATTGGTGCGTATGCAACATTAACGAGTGAGGGGTATTTAGCGGTAAAAAATGGTAGTGGTGTGAATATATTTGAAACACCCAGAGTAGGAAGTTGTGTAGAAAATTATGGTGTAACAACTGGTGGCGACGCGTGGGGTAATGATATCGCCTCTTTTTCAGGCCCAGAAGTGAACCCACAATATTGCCAGGATAAATGTACGGATGATTATAATTGCGTTGGATTTACAATGGATTCAGCAAATAATACAATGTGTTGGATAAAAAGCGATGTTAGTACAATAACACCAGATGGTTCTAGAAATACATATAAAAGAGTATTAACAAAAGACCAGCGAACAGCGTGTAAGTTCAAGTTAATAGTGCAAAATGATGGTAATCTTTGTATTTATCAGGATGGTAATGGGGACGCGTTATGGGCATCCAATACATATGGAAAACAACAGTTGCCTAATGCAGATTGGGTATCAACGAAAGGAAAAACAGGAACCGATTATTTGGCATCGGGGTTAATTCTAATGCCAGATGAATGGATTGGATCGGCAAATGGTGCAGTAAAGTTAATAATGCAACAAGACGGAAATTTGGTATTGTATACGTCAACGCCGAAAATGGGATGCGTAAAAAACGCAAATGGTTATACAGTGGGTGGGTCGTGGATAAACGCAGTGTATAAATTAGATGAAGTTGGTAATAAATCGTCTTTAGGAAAGATGGGATATATAGATTCAAATGCAAATTTAAGGGAGTATCCACAAACGATGTTAAAATATTCAGACACATATCAAATATTTAATGGATATGATTCAGCAGGTAACGATATTAGTAATGCCAATGTATCTAGTCAAGATGATTGTCAAACGGCGTGTTCAACGAATGACCAATGTTCTGCATATGTTTTTCAATCGTCGACGAATACGTGTTGGTTAAAAAATAGCAATGCTTATCCTAAAGGTGTAAAATCGTTAAATGCGAGTTTAACATTGGGAGTAAGAGGCTCAGCCATAAATGGGGCCAATAATTGTAGCAGTGAAGTAGTAAACATTGATACAGTTCAATACGATAATTATTCAAAAGGGGAAATGATGACCCCGGATACACAATGTAATTCGGCATTAGTTTCGTCGGAGGACAGAATAAAATTTGAAAATATAAAAAACCAATTGGCAATTGTGGTACAGGACATTGTTGGAAAAATGGAAAGTTTATATAGTAATGACAATACCATATACAAAAAAATGAATATGAATGAACAACAATTTAAGAAAAAGTTGGAAATGTATAAACTAACAAATGCAAAAATTAGAAAAGATCTGGAAATAGATTCTAATAGTAATATAGAGGAAATGAATAAATGTGGAGGTAATTCAAAATCGAAAATGACAAGAGAGGGTATGTTAACGATGAGTGATGTAGATGGGATGTTAAATGACACGGATTTGCGAGTGTTACAACAAAATTATCAATACATATGTTTAAGTATTTTAGCGGTAGGATTTTTAATAGTTACCACAAATCTAATGAAAAAATAACAAATAATAATCTATCTATATTTTATATAATGTCAGATACTAGTGATTTAAACGAAAGATATAAAAGTGTATTAGCCAATATTTCAGGGTTACAAACGACGGAAACGCAATTATATGACAGTTTAGATGATGTAACGCTTAGTTCGGAACAAAAACAACAAATTATAAATAAAATCAATGAAATTTCGCAAATGAGGCTCAATATGTATGCCAGTATGAAAGATATGTATTCTTTTTATCAGCAGGATATTACAGCATCGAGAAGCACATTGGGGCAAGAAACTGCAGCGCTGGATATAATGGAAAATGAGTTGAACGAGGCAAAAAAAAGGTTAAATTTAATAGAAGATCAAAAGTACAATAAATTACGTCTTGTAGAAATAAATACGTATTATGGTAAAAGATATAGTGCACATAGTCGGCTTATGAAAATTATAATAATTATGTGTATTCCTTTGATAATATTAGCGGTTTTAGCAAATAAGGGTATTGTGCCACCGAAAATATACATGTTTTTATCTGGTGCCATTATTATAATTGGTATAATTTTGATAGGTTACCAATTGTTGGATATATCTAATAGAGATAATATGAATTGGGATGAATACAATTGGTATTTTAACCAAGATTTGGCACCAACAGAGACAGTATCGAGTACACCGACAAATCCATGGACAACACCATCCTTAACGTGTGTTGGTGAAGAGTGTTGTACTAATACTGGGCTATCATATGATAGCACATTAAATATGTGTGTATTTCAACCGGCAACGACAACCACAACTGATCCTACTGCAACAACTGATCCTACAACAACTGATCCTACTACAACAACTGATCCTACTACAACAACTGATCCTACTACAACAACTGCAGTAACAACAACTGATCCTGCAACAACAACAGAAAGTTTTCGCCCATTAGTAAAATATGGTTACACAAATGTAAAGGCGAGCCCAATAACCAATGCAATAATGCCATTGTTTGCGTCATTATCTAAATTCTAAATAAGTTTTATTTTTAATTTTGGACATTATAAAAAATAAAACAAAACAATATAAATTATTCAATTATAAAAATCTAACTATTATACAAAATGAGTAATTGTGTAGATTTACAAAATAAATATGATTCTTTAGTGTCGCAACAAGAATTGATGCAACGACAGATGAATCTATCAGACCTAATAAATGGATTATTATCAAAAAACGCAGAGGCATTAACGTGTGGTCCGGAATGCCAACGCCAAAAAATGATTGGCGAATTACAACAAAAATATTTGGATGCACAAACTAATTTACAAACAGCTCCTATCAATTTAGAAGATAGTAGGAAAAATTATTATGTTTACAAGGAAGGTCAGCCCTACTATGACCATATGTTGGAGGAGGAATTAAAACAAAAGGCTGAACACATAGCCAGATTGTTAACAGAAAGTTTTAATGAAGAAGTAGCAAATACAAAAACAATGAATCAATATTATAACACGGATATTATTAATTCGCGGTATACAAAGGAATTATTGGCAAATATAAGAAAAAAGAATTTACTATTAAAGGCCGAACTAAGAAAAAAACAAACAGATATACTAACAAATGATCGCAAAACATATTACGAAAACACAGCATACGATAATTTGTCTACGTGGTACAGATTTTGGTGGTATTTTTACTACATACTAGTGTTTGTTTTTGTAATTGCAATATTCGTTTCGCCGAACAGTTTATCAATGATAAAAAAGATATTACTGTTAGTTTTGCTATTGTTTTATCCATATTATATTGATTATGTAAGAAATTGGATGTACACATTCTATATGAATATTTACAACAGTTTGCCAAAAAGTGTTTATAATAATTTGTAAAAGGGCTTAAAGAACGATGGGTTCGGTCTTTAAGTTGATTTGTAAAATATATATTTGCGCGATACACTATTTTACAAAATTATTTTAGACTGATACATTATATGAGTGTGTTATGTATTAGACCTTATATAGGCAATGCTAATGGGTTATGTAATCAATTAAGTTTTTTAATTAATGGGCTAATATATGCCTCAAAAAATGGCATACATAATGTTATAATTGATAATTTTTTAACGGATAATGTATCTTTGGCATCGTGTCCATTTAGTGAAATCATTGATATACCAACTTTTAATATTTTTTTAACTAATTACAATGTAACATTAAAGGATAAAAATTATTTAAATATGCAAATAAATAATGCATTTATGGAAAATGAATTTGTAAATTGTATACATAATGGTAAAACGAGTGTTGATGATAGATGGCTAGATTTTTCACTTTTTTACAATATTTATAATAATATACCATTTCATCCTAAATTTTATAATTTAGCAAACAATTTAATATCTGAAATTAAACAAAAATTAGGTAACGATATAAAAATAAATGTTATTCATTTGCGAATTGAGGATGATGCAATTAATCACTGGTCAAAAATGAATAATATTCCTGCGGTATTATACAAAAAAATACTAATAACTAAATATCTATTTTTTATTAAAAAATATATTAATAAGGATGTCTTTACTATTGTAATGTCGTATAACAAAAAAAATGCTATAATTAGTTATTTAAATAATAATCGGTATTATTTTTACACTAAAAAAAGCGACTTTTCAGATGGACGTGAATGTAATGCTCTTAAAGATTTATTATTGGCTCGAAAAATGAATAATTTTTTTATAGGAGCAGCAGGGTCTACATTTTCACATTTTATTGTAAATTCATCCAGTTTTAAGAGAGCAATGTTAATTGATATTATTAATATTAATAACCCAGTACAAATAATAAATAAATAATAAATTTAATACATTTAATCATTTTAATCATTTATTTCGTCCATATCGTCCCCATCATCGCCATCATCATTTTTTATCTCAATTGCAGTCCACCGTCCCTTACTATTTAATTTACCATATTTTTTGTTCATTACCTCTACCAATTCGGCTAATTTTGGTGGTTTCCTGTTGCCATAGTTTACTTGGAACCATTCTTTAAATACATCATTTAAAATCTTTTTACTTACCGATGCCTTGGTATTTACCACTATTTTGTCGGCAATAAATCCAGTAATACAGTCTTGACTTTGACGATATTTATTGGATGCAGCCACGACTTGATTGCAATCCTTTACTTCCCCATCGGTTTCACACGCTCGTCGAATTAACATACTCATAAATATGATTGCCCATTGTGGCAGTTTTTCTTTGAGTCCCTTATCTTTTGGAAAGACATATTTAGTATCATCAGTATGTGTTTCGCCCTCTGAAATAAATTTAGATACAAAATCTACGAGTTTCATTCTTCGCCATGTACCATCATCATTACTTTTTACCTCAAATAATGAATTGGTACAAACCGCTAAACTCAATTGTGGTGTAAATATTTCAGAGTCTGAATATAATGCTCGCGCTTGAATTGGATCACCTCCTGTTAACTCCTTCATAATACCTTCATTGATAATAGCGTCTTTAGACGGCTCTTGCATTACCGCATATCTAACACCCTTTAACTGAATTACCTCTGATGATGTTCCACCAATAGCATTACGCTTTTCAGTAACCAATGTAATCGGAACGGTCCCCTTGTACTCACCTAATGATTGACTCATTAAATCAGTTAAAATAGACTTACCATTTGAACCAGAACCGCGATAAATATTAAACGCGTGTTCTTTTTTAACGCCGATTAAACAAGACGATAAATGGTCCCACATATATCGGCATAATTCGTTTTCTGGAAATAGCTGTTCCATAAAAGTGATAATTTCGTCACATACAACACGATTTTCCTCATAATTATATTTTACATAAGGAATATGTGTTGTTTTAGTAACATAATCCTGAGGATAACCCTGACGAAATTCCTTTGTTTTGAAATCAAATACACCATTTGTAAAACACAAAAGATATGGATTTGCATCCATATTTTTAATAAAATCTTTATCAAAGAATATTTCCATTGCCTCTCTCATAATGTTATTTTTATCATTAGTTTTTTTTAGTTTAATGGAAATTTCGGCGATTTTTTTTACCTTTCTTTGGATTTTTTCGTGCTCCTCACTATTTGCTTCATATAAATGAGATTCTGATAAATACTGATTTTGTTTATCAGTATAAATTTGGAAAAGATCTCTTGAAATAGCCATACGTAAACGTTGCCCCTCATCTTTTTCCCAGCGATGTTTATTAAATACGTACCATTTTTTATGTGTTATGCTAGCACAAACATACTTGTCTTTAAACATATGATATAAAACCATTGCATAGTCCCAATCACCGGCTTCAAAAATAGTTTCTTCAATATAGTGATCTATTGTATTTTTTTTAACTTTTTCATATTCTTGAAAAGCGTCTTGTTTCGCCCAGTATATTATAGAACGTCTAGTTACACCATCAGGTCTTTTGTTAAAATGACATTTCCAGTCATGGTGCAATTTTGGTATGGTATCATAATCAAAATCAGATGCCTTTGATCGCAACATTATCCACGAGAGAAATAACCTGTCATCGGTGTGTTTTAACGCAAACGCTACTTGTCTATTTAGAAAATGAGAACCTGGCTGATAATATTTTTCTGGCAGAATTTGAGTGTATTCGTGAATTTCGCGAATGTGTTGTTCACCTATTTTTAAACCACCCATAATATTTTCCACTGCTTTTTTCAATATATCCGCGTTGACAATATCCGTTATATGAATATCTTGATCCTGATCTTCGGTTTCCTCCAAAACAATATTAATTTTATTTTTTGAACCCATTTTCTTTACCTTGTTTGGTCTTGATTCGCTTTCTACCCTTTTATTATATTCCTCTTGAATTTCTGGATTAATATCAAATTTAATGTGCTTATCGTATTGTGCCGACAATAAATGATAGTTATTTTTTAGGTCAAATTCTTTAATATCTTTTGGAACTGTTAGCCATTCATTGTCCGTCGAATCTAATTCTGCCACCAAATAATATGTCAATCGATAAGCCTCATTAGCCGGTTTTTGTGAACCATACATTTGCCAGTTTACTGAACCCTTACTGATACCCTTATCTAAAACAGCGTCCCAACCGGTTTCGTTTTTAATCGGTAAATCCCAAATATCGCCAATTTCCTCTAATATTTTTTCGCGCAACATTTCCTGCATAACACTATCCATTTGAACACCAATAATAATATGAATACCGTCTTTGGTTTCCTCGTTCTCTACAACTCTATTTACATTCGGCTTTTCCATTATAAAAATAGGAAACGACACGTTTTTTTCGATAACCAAGAACTTTTTTAATGTTTCTAAATACAAACTGATAATATCCTGAATATGTTCTGCTGTGTGTAACCGTTTTGTTACGCTAAAGTCGTAACGAAAATCAAAATCTAGCAATATCGGACCATTCGCTTTTAGCTGTTTTTCCGTTAAATACTCTTTTTTCTTTTGAATAAATTTATGCTCATAACAGAGCTTATAAAAAGTCGGTAATTCCCCACTATCAATACTAAAACTAGCACCATAAATATTTAACTCCTTTTTCCCTATTCGGGTATGCGTAATATTTACTTTGTCACTGGACTGTCCAGTAACATTATGCTTTGATAAGAAGTCATTCAAATCGCTATATTGTGATGATGATGTCATTGTGTTCATTGTTGATATACTATGTAAATATTTTTCTATTTCATTTTTTTTTAAATTTTAAAAATAATAGTTTTTGATTTTACATATGCAAATGGGGATATAATTAATATTAAATCAATATAAATGTATTTTGACAATACAAGATAATGGACAATCCAGTTACAAATACAAATACAAATACAAAAGTAATAAAAGTAATTAAAAAAGAGACAATACAGCGTTTATTAAAAGATGTAAAACAAATTTTAAGACATCCTTTAACCGATAACGGCATATACTATTCCCACGATGAAACGGATATGATGAAGGGATATGCGATGATTGTTGGTCCTGCTGATACACCGTATTTTGGTGGCTATTATTTCTTTAAATTTGACTATCCAACAGACTATCCATTTTCGCCACCAAAAGTAACATATATGACCAATGATGGTAACACGCGTTTCAATCCTAATCTATATAAATGTGGGAAAGTATGTGTTTCTATTTTGAATACATGGACAGGTGATAAATGGTCATCATGTCAAACTATAAATAGTGTTTTATTGACACTTTGTTCGCTACTAAATGACGCGCCTTTAGAAAATGAACCAGGGCATACAAAAAAATCAAAAGAGTTTATTCCTTATCAAAAAAGCATTGAATTTAGCAATATCAATTTTGCGATTTGTGATATAATAAATAAGCAAAAACAAAAAATTCCTAGCCCATTTGAAATATTTTATCCATTTATGCGGGAACAATTTTTAAAAAATTATGAAAATATTATAACATTTGTAAATTCTAAAATAGAAAAAGGAGACGAAAACGAGACACTATTTGTTTCAATTTATTCAATGTCAACGAAAATTGATTATGATGCATTAAAAAATAAATTAATAGCCACAAAAAGAATTGTAGATGAAATTACAGTATTTTAATAAAAATTTAAATAAAAATTGAAATATAAATATAAATAAATACTATAATTATAATATAGAATGCACTTTTGTTCCCAATGCAATAATATGTATTACATTAGTATTGATCCTAATGATTCAAATAAATTGATATATTATTGTCGCAATTGCGGTAATAAAGATTCAACATTATCAGGTGAAAATGTAACGGTTTCAAAGATTCAATTAAAAAAATCGGAACAGGAGTTTAGTCATATTATTAATAAGTATACCAAATTGGACCCGACACTGCCTCGTGTGAACAATATTTTGTGTCCTAATCCCGAATGTGGCACCAATACAAATGACGATCCGCGAGAAATTATTTATATACGATATGATGATCGAAATATGAAATATGTATATTTGTGTTCTACTTGCGACACAGTTTGGAAAACCGAGGAACAGGCATAAATAAATCATAAAAATAAATCATAAAAATAAATCATAAAAATAAATCATAAAAATAAATAATTTAGAGTAATTTTTATAGTTTTCTTTACATTTTTTTCTTTTTTATAATTTTTTATAAATAAAATTGAATTTATTAATATAAACATATTTGCTTATATTAATATAATATGAGTAGTTATTTTGAAAATATGACTGGTGCTGGTGCTGATGATGATGCTGATGATAAGGAGGAATTAATTGGTGGAGATAGCGATGAAGAAGAGGATGAATTAGATGAGGCAGATGATGAGGAAGTTAACATTGAGGATGGCGAGGATGCAAATGATGACAATGATCTTGATCCTAATGATCCTGATTCTGATTCTGATTCTGATGATCAAGAAGGCGGAGCAAAAGATGATTTAGAAGATGGAGAAATTGAAGAAATTGAAGAAAACGATGATCAAATAGTAAATGATGATGAAGTAGAAAAAAAGGCTAAGAGAACAAAAAAAGTCCCAGCAAAAACAGTGTATAAAAAAGCATTATTAAGCGATAATGATTTTGACGACGATGACGATGATGATGACGGTGAAAATTATTTACAAAAATTTGATAAAAGTATAAATGAAAATTATATTGTAAATTATCACCCCGAGTGTGTATTGCAAAACTATGATGAAATTTTATCAATGGTAAAGGTGTTAAGAAACTCAGATGGAATTATTATAGACGATTTGCACAAAACAATTCCATACCTAACAAAATATGAAAGGGCACGTATTTTAGGTCAACGAGCCAAACAAATAAATTCCGGTTCCACTCCATTTATAAAAGTTCCCGAATCAGTAATCGATGGATATAATATAGCGGAGATGGAATTAAAAGAAAAACGAATACCGTTTATTATTCGTAGACCGTTGCCTAATGGTGGTAGCGAGTATTGGAGCTTAAAGGATTTAGAGGATATATCTTTTTAGTAAAAACAAAACACTACAATAAATTTATATATTTTTTGGTTTCACGAATGTATAATTCAACCGCAAGGATTTGCTGTTCCAATTCATATAACTTTTGACTATTTTGAATATTTGCCTGAATAGTATCATTCAAATATGTTTTTATTTTTTTTGTTTGTAATGATAGAAAATTGGCACTAGAATTGGAATAACCATAAAATCGTTGCCTATTTAATTTTGTGTTTAATTCGGTTATTTTTTCAATACTATATAGATTAAAATTGTTTGCAGATGCATATTCTTCTATGAGTTCGTCGCGGTGATATTGCAAACCATTTAACTGTTTTAGCAATTTTTGTAAATATTCATCCTTGTATTTTTCTATATTTATTTTTTGTAGATTAGCATTGGGATTATAATCATTGGTGCATATATTTTGTCCATATATATTTTGTTGATATATATTTTGTCCAATGCGTAAAAATACTTCGAAAGGCATATTATTATTATTATCCATTGTATTTATATAGATATTGTTTATTTTACAAATAATATAAATTTGATAAAAATATAAAACTACTTTTTGAATACCATAAATATGAATATTAACTCCAATATAAAAACATGTATAACCCTTATAGGACTATATTCGTTGTACCATGTATACGATTATATGATACATTTGCATGATAAATTTAATTACGAAAATATTACATTACGGGAAGAAATTAATGACATAAAAAATGAATATAAAAAAATGGAACTAAATTATTTAAATTTACAAGATGATATTTCCATATTGATCAATAAAATAAAAACATTAGAAAGTTTTGTATATACATCACATTTGTCATTATCTCCTGTAAATACCAAAGAAAAATTTAATGAATTTACGTGTATAAATATGGATGAATGTTTAGAAAAAGAGGAAAAAAGAGAAAATGTATTAGAAAATGAAAAGGAAAAAGAAATTGAAGAAAAGGAAGAAAATAGAGTTCGTTCCCGAAGCATTCCCTGGGATACTACGATAAAAACACTATTTGGTTAAAAATAATAAAATAAAGGAAAGGAAAGGAAAGCGTAATTATTATATATATAATTTTATAACATATAATAATGAAAGTAGCATTGTGTTTTATAATTAGTTATGAGCATATTTTAAATAAAGAACAATTATGGATAGATTGGATAAAACCGAACAAAGACATTATAAATGTATATTTTCACTATAAAGACATCAATTTAATTCGTTCACCGTGGATAAGAATGTACACCATACCACCATCACTAGTCCAAAAAACCAGTTATTTTAGTGTGGTCCCCGCATACATGTCTATTTTATCTTATGCATTTAACCACGACAAAGAAAATATATGGTTTTGTCTTTTAACCGAGTCGTGTGTGCCAATTATTAGTCCCGAAAAATTTAGACAGTTTTTTTACGACCATTACCAGGCATCTATTATAAAATGCAAGCCAGCTTATTGGAACATTAACATTCATCGTAGAGCAAATTTGCGACTATTCAGTAAAGAATATTGGCTGTCCAATGATCCGTGGTTTACACTGTCTCGCGATCATGTACAAAAATGTATTCTATTTTTGACCGCAAAACATAGCATTTATAAGCAAGTGAACGAAGGTGGATTAGCAAATGAAAGCATATTTGCAATTATTTTACAGACATTTAAAGAAATAACAAAACCATTAAAGACCATAAATGATTCGGCAACCGTGGCCGATTGGACACGAATGAGTAGCCCAACGAGCCCCTATTTGTTTGTTGATGACTCGCCGGAGAATATTAATATTATTTCAAACCTACTTAAAGAAAATAAATACGCAATGTTTTTGCGCAAGGTGCATAGAAATTTTCCGGAAAACGTGTTGAAGGATTTAATGGATCGAGATTTTGGACATCAATACGAGATTTTGCATAATCATGCAAAAAAAAAGAACAAATATTATAGTTATTTTACACGACAAATAGAAGCATTGTTGCATCGATTATATCAGTATAAAAATAACACTTTATTGTTACTTTGTTTCCTTTGTTTCCTTTGTTTCCTTTTATGCAGTTTTTTCGCAATTTTTGCAAAATCTGTTATGCAGTCCTAATTTTTCAGCAGCAATGTGTAATATAACTCCTATAGCGAAAAACAAATACATTTTTTGTAAAAAGTCGCTTAATAATACACCTAAAATTAGATGTGCAATTGCCTCTCCAATTGAACTTCTAAATAGATGTAATGTATTGGCGACATAGCGCTGTTTATGGTTTAGTGCTTTTAAACACATATTGCCATTATTACAATACCACGTTTGTATTCCTAAGTAATAACCCAAAAAGTGCTTTACAAACCCAACAACTAACAATAAAATATAAAAGTTTTTGATAAATCGGTACACAATCAAAAACAATAGGACCTCGTATACGCCTACCAATATTGCCTCTAAAATATAGTTCATATATTATCGCGGGATTTTATTATCATTATGTGATAAAAATATAGATAATATATCAAATGTACATACAACGACATCACATATAAATATGTAAAAAAATAAATACTATGTTTGAATTTTATTTTATTTTAATTTTATTTTTATTTTTATTTTTTCATTCTGGACCCACAATCTAAACATGTGATAAACAGTGTCATTGGCTCGTCCGACGATCTAGTTTGCAGAGCATAATAGGAACATCGTTTTGACCTGCATTTTCTGCAGGTAAATGTATCGGTCATTGCTTCTAAAGTTTGTTCATATTTATTCGCATCCCTTACCATCTTTGCTTTAATTAATGTACTCCACCGCTCAGGTTCCATCTCCTGATGCGTCATAAAAGCAATCTCGTGTGCTTTGATTTCCTTATTGATAACCATTTGAACCAGCCTTTTCTTTTTTAAATTGTTGTAAACACTGCGTAGATGATCGCAATATATTTGCACAAAGAAAGGATTATCCCATTTTTTTACCACTTTTCTATTAGTTGCTTCTTTTAAAGCCCAATTGTGAATTCCTTTTTCCAAATTGGTGGCATATTTTTCTTTATTTGTATCAGTATTTGTATCAGTATTTGTATCAGTATTTGTATCAAATATTTTAAATAACTCCTTGCGGATATTGGCTCTAAATGTTTCGGGGTTTTCAATTGTTCGCAAAGACATTCTGTTGTTCTAAATATAATATAACATATTGTATTTAAATTGTTTTCAATTTTATTTTTTTACAACCCACTTTTCAAAGTTAAAGGTGTAAAAACAGCCAAAAAATATTGTTTTTGTATTTTCTATATTTAATCACAGTCATTTATGGTTTCCATAATTTGAACGCAAAAACCGGTATTTTCGGTTCTTACGGCAATCCATTTATTATATGTATACAAATGTACGTTGTATACCTTGCCTGTTCTATCTTTATGGTGGCAACGGCATTGGTATTCAGCCTCTTTATCGTATTGAAATCTGTAACAGCACGACGTTTCGCAATCACAATAAGATGCAATCTTTTTATGATTTAAAATGTAATTATATAATGAATTTAATTTTAAACTTGAGAAATGAATACCTTTTATATGGCGACCTAATTGGTACTCATCCTGATAGGCGGCGCGAAAAGCCAACCTATAACATTTCTCCGATTCCACAATTTTTTTAAATTCTTTTACACATACACTTTTATATCGTAGTTTTTGAGACATATCCCACACCCATCCATCAAACTCGCAAATTAAATGTAAAATACCGTCAGGCATCATATCTAAATAATTATCGTTTCTTTTAGCGGTACAGCGTAATAATTCCATTGTTTGAATAAATAAGTATTGCCATTATTTAGCATAATAAAAATAAATCAATTTTTATTATTATTATTATCATTATATATTTTGAAAAAATAGTCATTATTCATTATTCATCATCGCTATAATCATATTTTTCTTCCGATAATTCTGACCCTATATCCTCTAAAATTAATTCTTCCCCGTCTCCATCACCCTCTTCTTCAGGTTCATCGGTTAAAATTAATTCATCATCATCCTCGTCAGATAAATCCATTTCTTCTGTATCACTACTATCAACAACAAAACCGTCCTTCAAGTAGCCACCCTTTTTCGTTTTCATTGATGCAGGAATGGCATCTAATTCGTCCTCTTCATCATCATCATCATTGCATGTTGTTGTCAAATCCTCAAATCCTCCAAATAATTTCTCATAAATTATATTCCATAATTCAACAGATAAATTAATAAATGATTTATTGTTAGTTTTTTCCTCACATATCATTCCAACGATGCAACATGAACCAAAATAAAGCACTTTATCTACTGGCGGTGGCCAATTATAATTATTTTCCATATTAGCTTTGCCATCAGTTTTACCATACATTGCGATAACATATTTCTGCTTATCTATTTTTACACTCCATTCTGTTTGCAATGCAAATTCGTCTGGTTTTTTAAAACCACATTTTTTGTATAATTCCTCTTCTTTATAATCTTTTATGGCCAGAGTTTTTAATGTTGCATTCTTATCAACAATAACAATAGTGACCGGTTGGGGCATATGATATATTTAATATGTAATAGGTTTAAATAGTTTACAATAAATATGTTAAATGAGAATATACATATCCAATATCCTCCCACAAACACTTAAAAATAAAATATCCAAACTTGTTGACTTATTTGGCAACCCAGGAGAGAAAATAATTTACGAACTTTTTTCCAAAGAATTAGGCATTTATAAAATTGTTGATGATAATATTTTTCATTTTGAAAGCACCTTTAACACTGAATATGATCTAAATAAAATATATAATAATTTTAATTTAATAATAGATAAAAACGAAAACGACGATGGTAAACAATGGATACCAGTCGTGTCACAATTGCCTGCACAATATATTTTCACTAAATATCACGAGCTATCATTTAAAACTAACAAAAAATCGGCTTTAACATTAGTAATCAGGTGTGTAGAAGAACATGATAATTTTGAAAAAACATTGGAACCGGTCGATTTTTTCTTTTCTAATGATAATAGAAATGGTATTTTAGATTTAACAAATCCATTTTTTCAAGAAGATTTTAATGTGTTTTTATCGGTACTTAACTAATATTGAAATAATATATGTTTCTTTGGACAATTAAAACCGCTATTATTTCTATTATATTTATTTTTTTGGTGCATAATCTAATTACTTTTTTCAAAACAACCTTAACAGTTCCCAAAATTAAAGATTTAGTAAATTCACCTAACCAAAAATATCAAGGCATTTATGACACATTAAAAAATATGGATATAAGAGAATCTAACAATTCATATACAGCAATTGACTTGTTACCATCTACAACTAACAATGAGACGACTAACACAATGAAAGACGAATTGAAATCTTTTCTTAAAAAACAACTAAATAATAGCCATGATAGCACGGAAATTATTAATTTGTAAAAGGGCTTAAAGAACAAAGTTTTATGCGGTATACCCGTAAATAAGTGGGTTGGTTCGCATTACAGCTCTTTTAATTGTAAGTCGGTCGCCATCTGCTATATATCTTGTAGCCTTTGGACTATTAATGGCCCGCATCAACGGAATGATTTCGCGTCCCGCCGGGCGGGGCATGGGATTAGGACATGTTGGACAATTGGGCAGACCCATAATATACAATAATTAAATATATAATTTTTTGCAAAAATTTTAATTATACAAAACCATTTAAAGATATTAATATATATATTACACTTACGACAAATGTTGACAGAGTCCGAAATAACCGACATATTACGTGATTTTCCTAAATTTGAACTTTCTTATGAAAATATAGCGCATAAGAAGGTTTATAATGCGAACGTCGTTATCGCTATTCCGGAGGGGAAAAAGTGTTTTGCGTGGTTCACGGGCTATAAAACAGACAATGTTTGTTTCATAATGGAACTAAATGGTCACAATAAAATAACCAATGTTTCTATAGTTGTAACCAGTTTTTCAGACAAATTAGCTTTAGGAACAATATTTTATGGGACATTGTTTCTGTATAATAAAATAAATTGTTTCACAATTGAAGATATTTATTTTTACAAGGGAAAAAGTTATATTGATGCAAATTATTCGACAAAGTTATGTCTGTTGGACGACATATTCAAAAATGAAATCAGTCAAAATGTGTTTACCAATAATTTTACCATTTTTGGAGTACCATTAATGGGTACAGATTTTAACTTATTATTAAAAGAAATAGAATTATTACCTTATAATATTGAGAAAATACAATTTCGTTTTTTAGACAATCAAAATAAGAAAAAAATATTATTTGTCAAATATTTTAAGCCGGGTACCAATTCTAATACCAATTCTAATAATAAACCCAATAATGCATCACATTTTTCTGCAAAATTTAAAGCGATTTTTTTAGTAACGGCAGATGTAGAACCCGATATTTACAATTTATACATATATAATGGTGTCACCCAATATTACGACAATGCTTTCATTCCTGACTATAAAACTAGTGTGATGATGAATAAATTATTTAGAAAAATAAAAGAAAATGATAATTTAGATGCATTGGAAGAAAGCGATGATGAAGCCGAGTTTGAAGACCCACGCGATGACAAATTTGTCTATTTAGATAGGTCGTTTAAAATGTTTTGCGAATATAATTCAAAATTTAAAAAGTGGGTTCCTGTTAGTTTAGCAGGGAAAAAAGATAAAATAATCACATATAATCAACTAGTGAATCGTAAATAATAATAAAAATTAAACTGGTTAATCTTTGTACCAGCGGTTTTAATCTATATATATTATATAAATGCCTTATCCTATAAGTAATGCTCATACACCTTATTACACGGTTGATGGTTCAAAAACAAATATAGATAATTCGCATACAACTGGAATTCCATTTAGTAGCACGGTAGTTCCAAATGGACCGCATACGATGGCCGCACCGGGTAATAATATTCAATCGGCCGCTGGGATTTATCCTTGTACACAAAATGGAGGTAAAAATAAACGAAAAAATAAAATATCTAGAAAATATAAGATGAAAAGTTTAAAACGCTCCGTAAAACGAAGGGTTAGAAGAAGTCGTATGCGTTCACGTTTATCGAGACATCATATGCACCGTAAAACTCGTCGTATGTTAAGAAAAGCCAAATTATTTATGATGGGTGGAGCCCATCCGGCAATGGCGCCAAATTATCCAGGAGGTCATCTGCAATTTGATAATAATAAAGTATTAAGTAATAGTTACTCTACTGCCGGACCATTAGCGCCAGCTTTGAGCGCAATGGCGAACCCGCCGATTTACACAAAATTGGCGCCTCAAGTAGATAATTTAATTCATTCGGCACCAAATGCTTACGGTAACTATGGGGCGGGCTCGGGGTTTCCTAGCAGGGGATGGTTTTAGGTTTTAAACCCCGGATATATATATTATTTGAAAACAACTTAAAGAACGCGCATCTGTTCTTTAAGTTGTTTTGCTTTATTATTTAATTCAATATTTTCTTTTATTAGCATCATTATTAGCTCTTTGTCCGTTGTTTCATCGTATTCGTCTTTATCTTTGAAATTACTGCAAATATATAAAGTAGTTATTTTTTGAATTTTAGCAGGCACACGCCGACACCGGCGCCCTTTGTTATAACTGGCTTCTTATTTGAATCATTATCGCATTTATCTTCATCTTCTTCCTCTAATTCATCATCTCCTTCTTCATCTTCTTCATCTTCTGTATCACTCGTAATGCTTTTTTCCGACGAACTTCTGCTACTACTTATACCATTTTTTACAATATGGCCTTCATTGCATTTTCCTGTTTCTGTTTTTGTTTTTAATTTTTTACAACTAGGACTAAATGTAACTGCCCAGTTGTTAGTATTACTCTGATAATTGCTACTACTAGTTTGAATAATTTTATAATTATGTTTTTTATAGAAATTCTTACGTTTCAACCATTGTCTCTGAAAGTTATCGTGGGTGTCAATAATATCGACCACCACTGGGGCAAATTCGTGTTTCTCGCGCAAAATGCGCCCCACGGCCTGCTCGATGTTAGTCATCGGTGTTATCATAAATAACGTCGTTAAAGATTTTATGTCTAGACCCTCGGCCGCCATACTATACGTGGCCAAGACCACTTGCTTTGTTTCGGATATTTTTAATGCTTGTTCCTTCATACCGCCTACATAATAACCGACTGTGCATATTTTATGGTGATTAATGGCTTCAAACATGTAGTTTAATATATTCTTATAAGATGCAATAATCATAATCTGTTGTTTTGGATTTTCGTGCAACATATCTTTCAAAACCTTTAAAATAAATTCAGAACGGCGATTATAATTGCAAATTTTGCTCAACATTTTGGACGCCGCTGTTTGCCCGCGAAAATCCAGTTCTAATTCATTATATTCATCATCGTTGGTTTTGAAAGTGATACCTCTAACAATGACTTCTTCATCTTTGCTCCGTTCTTCCTTATGTACGACATTACCTAAAAACATTTTAAATACTTTTGTTGTACCGTCTTTACGATTCATAGTGGCACTCAACCCTAACATATATTTGGTTACCAATTTAAACAATGCGCACGAAAATACCTCTGACGAAATATGATGCACTTCGTCTATAATGGTAAAACCAAAACTATCGAACAACGTGCTGGGATAATCTTTCATCGACAAACTCTGCAACATCGCCAATACAATATCCTTATCATCAATGTCTATAATTTGCCCCTGAATTTTGCCAATTCTTGTACCAGGTAAAAATTGCTGTATGCGTTCTATCCACTGATTCATTAAAAACTCCTTGTGTACAATAACCAATGTTTTCTTTTTTATTTGAGAGCATATATTCAGTGATGCACTGGTCTTACCCCACGCACACGGGAGCTCTAATAATCCGCCACCGCCGTCTTTAATATGGTTTAAATATTTATTAACAACGGGGGTCTGATAATCGCGCAAAACACCCTGAAAACTAATATCAATATTTGTTCCCTCACAAACCTTATTGCATTTAGCTATTCCAAACAGTTCCTCGCCAAAATAGCGCGGTATATACATTTTTTTATCGGATTCACGGTATACTGGAAAGGTTTTTTGCACCTGAACCGGTGACCCGGGGACATAAGGCTTAACCATTAACATTTCTTTTAATGCTAGCTGATGTTTAATAGATAATTCACTTTTTAAAATAGTGTAGCCCTTTTGTCCCAAATATGTGTTTATATTTTGTGGCCATTCTAATGGTTTATCGTTTTTTACAGATTTGTTTTGTTTATCGGAATTATTTTTATACATTTTACTCTATTTAGAATAATATATTTAGATTGTTTCTTTATATTATTTTACATATAATGTATTTATAATTTTCATTACACTGGTCGAAAAGAAAAATACAGAGTGGATTTTTTTAAAAGTATATTATATAAGATGGATTATTTTAGTGAGTTATTTGATAAAAAAAATATGCCTCAGCTGGTATTATCTGGCTTGTTTTTAGTATATTTAATAGCGGGACTAAAATTGCCCGACAATGTAGCGAATGTTTTAGATTCTACCGTAGGTAAAATAGTAATAGTAGTTGTAGCACTTATGTTATTTGCTTATTCTAATCCCATTTTAGGTGTTTTGGCTTTGTTAGTTGCTTACCAAATGATCAAAGGAGCATCTATTAAAACTGGAATGGCCGGTTTAGAGGCATATTATCCAACGGAACAAAAAAAATGGAGTCCGTTTACTCCTACACATCAGTACCCGTACACTTTAGAACAGGAGGTTGTAAAAAATATGACCACTCAAAAATTTAACGCCTCGTATGTAAAAGCGCCATTTAAACCTGTAATTGAAGATACATATGATGCTGCACCAATTAATTAAATATTAATACTTTTATTATCTAATATTATTCCTTGATCTTCCGGGTGTAAATATTGTTCTATCAAAAGTAAATAAATTTAGCACTTTTTTTGTTAAATATAATATTGCTATAAAAATTAACGAGGCCAGTATTATGGCTATTATTGGATTTTGATTAATCCAATCCATTACGGATACTGGTCCTGATCCTGATCCTGAACCTGAACCGTCAGAATTTGAAACAACCTCGACCGTTTCGTCCGATGCACCCACCGGCTGACAATCTATATATATTTCCCCGCCTGGTCCACCCCATGATGTGGGACCTTTTTCATTGTAGAATAATTCGGGTCCAGTTTTAACGGTATATGTATTTGCACCTATAAATGTTTGCATTTGTATTAAGGATTCTTGTAAAATATCCAGGGAATGACTGAGTTCAAATACTACATATTCAACACTATCACAGCACGGATAATAAGGTAGTGTGGCCGAATATGAAAAGAACGGTTTTCTAGGAATTACCTCATTTAAATTATATCTCTTTAAATTAACCGTGGTAGACTCCCCTGATTTGTTGGCATTATTAGCCATCGTGCTAACAATGTTTTTAAAAAAGGTGCTAACAACATTATTCACGTAATTCTTTTTTATGGGGATACAAACTAACAAAGGTTTAGCACCAGTATTTGACGAATGGACAATTATTAATTCACCATCGGCCTTAACGCCTGAATAAGAGTGCAACGATGGAGTATATATTCTTACTTCTTGGACATCGTAATTTGATGAATTATATATTACCGGTGGAGATGATGATTTGTCATAAGATAATGATATATATATATCTCGATTAGTGGCAATGCACGAACTATTATTGTACTGAAATTTATACTCACATTTATACTCACACGTTGGTTGATTATTTACCATTTTTATATCAACGGGTGCTGTAGCGTCGGGACAACTCATTTATAATATACATATATAAACTTTTTTGCAGGGGGGTTTTAACCCTTATACAAAAATGTGAACAAAATGTAAATAAAATGTAAATAATAAAAAATACTAATTAGTATATTTTATTATATTTTTGACTTTACCTTTTCTAAAGATATGAAAATTACAAGAACTCGTTTACAAAAAATACTAAATAACAATAAAATACAGACAAAAAAAAACTACAAACAAAACAAGCGATTATTAAATCATACTAACACATTTCGTAATAAAAGGGGTTTTAATTTAAGAACTACAACATTAAAAAACATACCAATTATATAAAGGGCAGGTATTTGATTGTATCATTTTCGTACATTGTTACTCTAAAAGCCTCATCATAGCCTTCTACATATATTGCGTCACCCGAAAAAATTTGATCAACACCATAATCATTTAGGCCTTTCCGTCCTTTAAATATAATTGGTAATTTTACATTATTATGTTGATTAGATATTGTATAATATTGCCATTTGTTTCTGTTCGTAAATAGTGGTCTACCCATTAAAGGCAATATATTATTTTTTGATGTCTCAAATACAGGCGTAATAATCCCCATTTGTCTATAAGCTGTACTTTCCGGGACAGCACCTATGTTAGTGGATACATTGATGGGTACTAAATAACGTTCGTCTCTATATGGCGCGGCATAAGGATCTAAAAGCACATCGCGTCCACCAAAATTATTATATGGCCAACTAGGTAACCATTGATTTAAAAAAGGAATAGATCCAGGATTATTATTTTTTTGTTCAATAATTATTTTATCATTATTTTTACTATTATTTTGTATAAAAAACATTGCGACAATAACAAAAATTATTACAATTAAACATATAAAACCCATTGAAATATTTTCTATACAAATCACTCCTGGTGGACACTTTTTCATTGATATATTATAACCGTAAAATAATATATCAGTTTTTTAGTTTTCTAGTTTTTTAGTTTTTTTGTTTTTAGCTAGATTTGGGTACACCTTTTCCTAATTTAGAAATTATTCCATTTATATCAAATTTTTGCAATAATCCCTGAGCATTTTCAAGTGCCGGAACCATCCCCTCCATCACACTAAACAATTCCTGTTGTTGCGCCATTAATTGTTTTGTATCATTTTTTAACCCCTTTATTCCCTCTGGTCCCAACATACTTTGTAAATTTTCATAGGCTTGTGACATTGTAGCCGCGTGATCTAACCTTATTCCTTTACCGCTACTTTTTTTATTATTTCCCATTTTTTCGCCAAACCCCTCGGGTTCACCTGGTGTTGTAGTGTCGCTTGGTTGGTCCATTGTTGAATCCATTGTTGAATCCATTGTTGCATCAATGGCGGTTTTAGCGTCTTTTGTGGTTTTTGCATTTTTAACCGCTGGCACAGCACCTGCTATTTGTGTGTCAGTGTCCATTGCTTTTTGCAAAGACGTTGAGTCCTCAGTAGTAGAATCTGTTGTATCGCTAGTAGCATTTTCTAAACCCTCTCGCATCATTTTGCTAGACATCATAAAATTAGTAGCAATTAGCGCTACTAATAAAACAACCGCCATATTTTTACTAAATTGGAATGTTAATACACTAACAAGCGCAAAAAATATAACCGCATTAGTTTTATTAGTTACTAAATAACCAAAAACATTAGTTACTGCTAAAAATACTATAAAATATAAAAAATATTTATTTGTCAATAATTTGGAGGCCTCCTTGGGAAAGTTCATATTATATATTATATTAATAATTAAAAAAAATTGATATAAAAATATAGTTATTAGAATAATATATTCTAATAAAAAGATATGTCCCAGCAAATTAAAACAAATAAATATAATTTAATGCTATGTTATTTATTTCACCCTGCGCTACATGGTAAAACATTGGATAGTGATAGTAATATTGAGAGTCATTATTTAGTTCACGGACGATATACAGGGATAACGGGAAAAATTATTCATAGTAGTTTAAATGATGCCGAATTGGATTCAGATTCCGATTCCGATTCAGATTCCGATTCAGATGATACCCATGAGTTTAAGGGTGAATTAAAAAATGACATGAAACATTTGCATTATTTCTTTTCCAATGATGTCAATATAATTTTAAGAATTTCGCAACCACACCCAACAATTCGTAACTATTTAAATATTATGTCTAAACCTATAAAGCCTGAAATAGGAGAATATATATTACTTCCAACATTGGAAACAATCGCAATTTTAAAGACATTTTGGTTGCGTATTATACAAAAAAAATGGAAAAACGTATTTAAACAACGACAGCTTGTTTGGCAGGAACGTTGCAAAATAAAGTCATTACTTTTTAGAGAAGTAAATGGGGTTTGGCCTGCACAATGCATGTATTTACCGCAATTAAAAGGAATGTTACAAAATCTAAAGTAAACAACTAATTCCTTAACACATTTTTAGACCTTTGTGTATTTCATTCATTTACGATTTTTTCTACTAGATTTAGATTTAGTTCTTGTTCTTGTTCTTGAATTTACTTCCACACCCTTAGCAGTTGAGCCTACACCCTTGTAGACATAACCTCCTTTTTGTCGTCTATGTCTTCGTGTTTTTTTTGTATGTTTTCGTTGTTTAATGTCATTTACGTATAAATCTAGATCCATTTTCATTGACATTCTATACATTATCAATATATTTTTCTATTTTCTATTTCCTATTTTCTATTTTAACCAAGCATTTCATCCAATTCATTACGAATCTTATCCATTTCTCTAATAATATATTTTTCATCGTGTTTTGCAACTCGCAATTCATCATCAACTAAATTTTCGCTCGTAATTAATTCACCCATATATTGTTTCAGTAACATTAATGCATCATATTGTTGTTGTTTTTCTTTAACCACATGGTCATAATATTTTTCGTAATCTTTTTTTATGTTTTCTAAATAATGATTCATTTTGCATTTTTCATCTAATTCTTTTTTTTTTTTTATTAATAATTTTTTTTTATTTTTTTTTTTTTTTTTATTAAAAATTTTTGCTTATTTTTAATTAAATCCTCAATTTTTAATATAAGCAAATCTTTTTCTGCTAATGATAAATGTGCGTTCATTTGGTATTTAATTTAACACCTTATTAAAAAATTCTAAATACTATTTAAAATAAATTTAAAATCTACTATATATATTATTTAGGATGTCCAAGAACAATTTAGAGCCCCTTTTAGCCCCTGACGATAATAGGTTTGTAATGTTTCCAATTGTGCACCAAGATATCTGGCAAATGTATCAGAAACAAGTTGATTGTTTTTGGCGACCCGAAGAAATCGATTTGTCCAAGGATTTGGGACACTGGAATGATCTCGGAAATGAGGAGAGATATTTTATTTCTATGATTTTGGCATTTTTTGCCGCATCGGACGGTATTGTTTTAGAGAATTTAGCCCAACGATTTATGAGCGATGTTCAAGTGTCAGAAGCGAGGGCCTTTTATGGTTTTCAAATTGCGATGGAAAATATACATAGTCATACATATAGTAATTTAATTGAAACTTATATACACAATACAGATGAGAAACACAAATTATTTAACGCGATTCAGAATTATCCGTGTATAAAAAAGAAATCGGATTGGGCGCAAAAATGGATTCATGACAATCGTTCCAGTTTTGCAACACGTTTGATTGCCTTTGCGTGTATAGAGGGCATATTTTTTTCTGGCGCATTTTGTTCCATTTTTTGGTTAAAGAAGCGGGGACTAATGCCTGGGCTAACCTTTTCAAATGAACTTATTTCTCGTGATGAGGCACTACATTGCGAATTTGCCATTTTGCTCTATTCCAAATTGATAAAAAAAGTAGACAAAGCGCGGGTGCACGAAATCGTTAAAGAGGCCGTGGAAATAGAAACGGAATTTATTTGCGTGGCGCTACCGTGCCGTTTGATAGGAATGAACAGCATGATGATGACGCAATATATTCAATTTGTGGCAGATCGGCTGTGCGTGCAATTAGGATATAAGAAAATTTATAACGCGGGGAACCCATTTGACTGGATGGAGCTGATTAGCTTAGAATCGAAAACATCCTTTTTTGAGCGTAAGGTGTCGGATTATGGTCTCGCTAACAAGTCAAATATTTCCAACGCTTTTGAATTTTCAGAGGATTTTTAATATATATATGGCCGATTTCAACTTAAATATAAAACATTATAATAAGTTATAATACAATGCCTAAACTCCAAACGGATTACACCCAAACATTTATTTACAAAATTTGTTGCAAAGACCCCACGATTACTGACACGTATATAGGACATACAACTAACTTTTTACAAAGAAAAAATCATCATAAGATATGCTATTATAATAAAAATGGAAAAAGTTATAATAGATATGTATATCAATTTATTCGCGACCATGGTGGATGGGATAATTGGAAAATGGTTCAAATTAAAGAATATTCATTTAATAATAAGCGAGAAGCAGAAGCTACTGAGCACACGTGGATAGAACAGTTATGTCCTACGTTAAACATAAATAAACCTTACGCTAAATGTAAGGAAGAACCACAATTATATAAACATAATTGGTATGAAGAAAATAAAGATTATGTTATACAAAAGGCAAAGGAAAATTATGAAGAAAATAAGGAACAAAAACTAGCAAAAGCTAAACAATATGCAGAACTACATAAAGAAGAAATAGCAGAATACCAAAAAGTATATATAGAAGAAAATAAAGAAAAATTAGCAGAACAAAAAAAGATATATAGAGAAAGTCACAAAGAAGAGGCCGCAAAAATGCAAAAAGAGTGGCGAGAGGCAAATAAAGACAAACTAAAGGAGCAAAAAGGCCAAGTTATCATATGTGATTGCGGGCAGCAAATTACAGCCGGAAATAAAATAAGACATTTGCAAAGCAAAATTCATACTGATTATCAAAATAAACTATGTGAAACCGATGATGCGGAATTACCCAACGAAGAAAAACTAAAATTTGAAGAAGAAGCAGAAGCAGAAGCAGAAGAAGCAGTAAAACAAAAAATAAAAGAACAACAAAAACAATACAGAGAAACGCATACGGAGCAAATAAAATTACAAAAAAATATCCACTATAAGCAAAATAAAGAGGCTATTTTGGAAAAACAGCGCAAATACAAAGAACTACATAAAGAAAAAGTCATGGAACAAAATAAACAATATATGGAGGCAAACAAAGAAAAAATACAAGAGTATAAAAACAATTGGTATGAAGAAAATAAGGAAAAAATTTTACAAAAACAAAAAGAAACATTTACATGTGATTGTGGTGCTCAAATTAGAAAATCAGGAAAGGCAGAGCATCTAAGGAGTAATAAACATAAAGATTGGGTAACAAATAATGCGAATACAACTGATGTTCAGGTTCATCCTATCGAAGTATGAGCTTATACAAAATATATATTTATCCAACTTAAATATATATTTTCATATATATGCAATGATAACGTGTAAGCTACAAGGAGGGCTCGGTAACCAATTGTTCCAAATTTTCGCAACTATTTCACATTCATTAAAAACAGGCCAATCGTTTTTTTTCTTAAATCAAAAACAATTAGGAAATGGCGAAAATGGTAGTACAATTCGTTACACCTATTGGAAAACATTTCTGTCGAGTTTAACACCGTGCTTAAAAAATATCGAGCAAATACCGCAACAAACCGTAATAGTTAAAGAATCGGGATTTCATTTTCAAGAAATACTTACAACAAATTTTGCATCAACTATGTTAGTTGGTTACTTTCAATCACCCAAATATTTCCAAAAACATTATAAATTCATTTGTAGATTAATAAAACTAGATATAAAAAAACAGATTATAAAGGAAAACTTAAAAAGTTTAATTAATTTTGACAAAACCATTTCGGTCCATTTTCGTCTAGGTGATTATAAAAATTTGTCTCAAATACACCCAATTTTGCCTTACACATATTATAAGAATGCGTTAGCTCAAATTGTATCCGAAGAACGTGATTTTATACCGGAATATATGTCAAAAACGGTCTTATATTTTTGCGAAGATGGTGATTTGGAAACAGTGAATGTAACAATTGAACAGTTAAAAACCGAATATTCTAATTTAAATTATAAAATAGATTTTATAAGAGCACCGTCCATATTAGAAGACTGGGAACAACTAATAGCAATGAGTTTGTGCAGACACAATATAATTGCAAATAGCTCATTTAGTTGGTGGGGAGCATATTTTAATGACAGTGTTTCAAAAATAGTATGTTATCCTGAACAATGGTTTGGTCTCAGTGTTTCACATAATACGTCGGATTTGTTTCCCGATGATTGGACGGTTATTGCGTAAAAAATTAAAAAAACATTAAAAAAAACATTAAAAAATGATATAAAAGTAATTTAATAGTAATCTGTATAATGACTAATAGAGTGGAACAAATGAAGCAAATTCAAAGCGATGCGTTAGAGCTATTTACAAAGAAAAATGCTGATTACGGCGACGCATTTGCCAAATTCGGCGTTATTGGCGTGCTAATGCGTATAGAAGATAAAATACAGAGGGCATTATCTATAACAAAAAATGGTATCATATTGGTAAATGACGAAGGCATAAAAGACACGCTATTGGATTTGCACAATTATGCGGCGATGGCGCTAATGTTGTTGGATAAAAATCGCGAATAATATATATTAGCCCGGAAACAACTTAAAGGGCTTTAAGCCACTTTCCACAATATATATATTATTCCGCCGAAAGCAACAGTCGCTGAAACATAAACCAATTATTATATTGTAGTTTTTGCTCCCGATGCAGGCAAAATAGGTGTGGGGTTGTCGTGACAATATCCATTACAATGAGCTGATCATCTTTAATAAAATAATGATTGTCAAAATAATATTTCAGTTTGTCGTCATATATTTTAGCGTAAATTGATGCCAATTCAGGTGTCAATATGAAAAATCCACCGGCAATGCTTATTTCATTGTATTTGTTAGTAGGAGGGTATAGTTTTACATTGGGTTTTGCATAATGTCCTTTAATATCGTCAGTTAATTGATTAAATATGAATTTATCATTTTGCACACAACCATAATGTATTAACGAATAATTAAATGGTGGTTTTAAAAATACATTATTATTCGCCCAACTATGTAAAAACGCGGTATTTAGATCATCTGGACCATTTCTAAAATACCCAATGTCGCACCATCCATAGAATTTACTGTCAAAATATTTATTTTGCACCGTATCCAATACAAAAAATACTTTTTCATTCCATAACATATTTAGTTCCCAGTCGGTTATTTTATGGAGTTGCATTGTGCTCGATTGGTGATTAGCAATCCAATATTCGTTGTATTTATATGTGTTAAAATTCTGTAGGGGCTTAATAATGATTTTTATATTTTTATTATTTTTTAATAGAGGAACCAAAGATTTAAATGATTCTTTGTCAGTGTAAATCACTAAATTAAAATGATTTACAACAGATAACATATTTTGTATCCATTGCAAGTATCTGTTTTCCGGAAACTTGGATTTTAAAGAATACCAACAGGTTGAAAAAGTAATCATACTATATGAATTAATAAATTTTTAATTACTTTTTAATCTTTTTGATTTTTGTTAGTATTTTCATTAACATTTTGAAATAGGAATTATAAATAAAAAAATATATAAATATGATTTGATAATTCTTAGTAATGAATCATTATTTTTGGCGTGAAATACCTCGAGATATACTAAATTATATATTGATTTTTGATGGAAAAATTAAATATCGAAATGGTAAATATATTGATCAGATACAAATGAATGAATATAATTGTTTACTACAAATACCAAGGCCTGTATTTTACGCAAATATTTGTCAGCTATATGGTGACTACTACTTTGTTGTCAATTTTTCAACAGGTAAAAAAAAACTACATTTCAGTTTTTCTAGAAATAATATTTACGTTATAACATATGTTAATGGATATAATATATGTGAATCATTACATGATCATAAATATGACATGTACGTTTTATAGGATAAATTGGTAAAAAAAGTAAAAATAGATTTAAAAACAATTTCAAAGAATAATCATAAGCGATGACAGTTGCGACTAAATACGCTGATATTGTTTTACTTATTTTCAATTGCGAAAAATACAGGTTTAAAGCCTTAAAACAAAAGGAAACGTGGCTTAAGGACTTTGAACTTATGCCTTATTTTCATATCATTGGCGAACCAACTTTAAATACAGATTATACATTCGATTATGATAATCACGTGTTATATGTAAAAGTAGCAGACGACTATGTATCGCTACCCAAAAAAGTAATCGCCGCTTATAGTGCTATAAATACCGAATATACATATAAATATATATTCAAAACTGATGACGATCAGAATTTATCCGATATCAAATTTTTACAATGTCTGCAAAAGATGCTACTAACAAAAATACCGAAAAGTCATTATGGGGGACATATTGTAAACGTGGAGCAACCTTATCTGAGCCAATATAATAAAATTCATAATGAATTGCCACCATTATTTCCAATTCTACAAACCAAATATTGTAGTGGACGGTTTTATTTTTTATCCGATTTAGCGGTTCAACAATTAATTGCAAAAAGACAATTAATTGAAAAGGAGTGTTTGGAGGACTATGCTATAGGATATTATTTAGATTCTGTTTTGAAAACCAATATATTGGCTATTCAAACTAACAAATATTTTACCGATAATTACTAAAACATATCATCTAACACTCAAATTATATATGCATTTTAATTTGTGATTTGGGCGATACACCTTGTGGTATAACATTTTTTATAGCCATTTGTTGCCTGTGTTCGCGAATAGCTTTAAATAATGCTTCTTTATCTAGGTCGGTCATTATTTTACTATAATTTATAACTTTTTTTTCAATATCACTATAGCCTTCACATTGCACCACTGTTAAAGGCGTAATTAAATACCAGCGACTCTCTTGTTGTAAAACAAACCAAAATTTATCGATGGCGAATTTAGTATGCTCTGCTGGATTATTCAATAAATGAGTTAAACCTAATTTCACATTTTGTGCCAAAACTTTAATAAAATGACCATTTACTAAGTAACCAGTTGTTGTTTGGCATCGACTCACCTTAATGCACGTGTCGTCTGGCGTTTCATATGGTGGCATATTGTTACCTGCTAATAATATGACGTCCCATTGATTGCCATGGAGTTCCAAAAATTTATTCATTTGCGTTTTAAATAATTCTGGATCCAAAAAAGTTATGTCATCCTCCATTATTAAAATATGATCGTATTTATTGTCTACTGCAAGTTGTAATAATTTTAAATGACTCATACTACACCCGATAGCACCATTTGTCATTTTAATTGCATTGAATCGTTCGGCATTTATACCTAATATAGATAGCTGTTTTTCAATGTGCACGCGACGATCGGTTCTGTGTTCTAAATTTATGTAGTATGCGTGTCTAATATCATTTATATTTTTAATTTGCGACATAATAATAATAACTAAAATATTTTTATTATGTTTACGAAATATTTTTATTATATTTATTTATTTATTTATTTAATTTATTTTATTTATTTATTTTTTTTAGTAAACACCACCTAGGCGAATATTAACCGATGATCTAGCCCTTGGTTTAACTGCGATAATTCTAGAATATGCTGGGGAAAACTTATTAATATTTGGAGGAATAATACGCTGACTAGAATTCATTTGTTGTAAATATTCATTATATTTTTGTATTTGTAACAATTGTTGCTCGTGTTGATTTATTGGCTGTTGTCCATAATTTATTTGTTGCTGATAATGATCCATTTGTGGTGGAATGACTTCCATCGTAGGATCAGTTGAATTATCATAACTATATTGTATTATTTCTTCAGCGTTTTTCTGCCCATATTGTTGCACCATTTCCTGCTTCTTTTTAGCGGTAGGATAAAAAGGTATGTTACTCCAATCGTCTGTGGAAAAATTTATTTTATTTGTTTTTATTCTATCAGGATGAGTTATTTTACGCGGGGGTTCTCGCAAATCATATTGATGATAATTATCATTTTCAAAACGCGTCCCTGTCATAAAAGTAGTAATGTTAATTATAAATATTTTACTCGATTTTACAGTATGAATATTATCTAGTTCATTGATGGAGTCATCATCTATAGTATAATTTAATTTATGAATAGTTCTTAAACCGTCTATACCATTATCATTTGTTGCCCGCCACGGATCTTTACTGTTAATAATGCGAGACACGCCATCAAATAAATGTATTATATTTGGATTGCCAATTTGAAAAAATTGACTACGGTCAATAACTAATCCAACCTTTTCACATCTTGTTTGCAAAACATTATCCTCCATTCCCCATCCCCAAAAATTGGCATATCCATTGGTTAATTCAAAGTCACAACCTTTGATAGCTACAATGCCACCCAGTGCGTATTGAAACCCATAAAAGTGTTTTACAACTCCTTGCGTGGTTTCAAAATTGATAATATCGGAAAACGGAACAGTGTCTATATCATTAAATACAAAAGTAATGTCTTTATAATCGTTTGGATATTTACTTTTTACAGCTAAAAACCCAATGTTTTTTGTTCCACCTCGGTTAAATGAACGAGCATCGCATTGATGTGAAAAATATAATTCATAATTATTTCTGTTTTCCATTATTGTTGTCAAATAATTGGAAAAAAAAAACTTGTGTTGTGGACGGTTTCGATAAGGCACAATGAATACTATTTTTGGCACTGGGGAATTATTTTCGCTTAAAGACATATATTTGAAAAGTTATTTTTATATTAATTTATTTACGAATATATTTTTCTAAATATTATTCTAAATATTTTTCGCATTTAATAAATTTAGATAATAAGCAATAATTAGATTAAATATAATAATTAAAAAATTAAATAATAGTAATATATATTATGTCCATACCAATTGGAAATGTTATGGTAAATGGATTTACTCAAACAACAACCGTGCCTTTTCAAAGTAATTATTTTGCTGGATTAAGCGATAATGGTACTCCAGGACCATATTGTTATAACAGCGGTGATTTATATATTTTTCAAGATGTAGGTGAAAATAATACGGTTGCAGGTACTGTTACTATACCATTTGATGCAACAGTAAATTATTATTTGGTAGGAGGCGGTGGCGGAGGTTGTTATGGGATACCGGGTGGTGCTAGTTATATATATAATGGTGGTGGAGGAGGTGGATATACAAATGGCACATTATCTGTATCCGCAAATCAGACTATATCCATTTCTATTGGTGCTGGAGGTGTCTTACCTGTTCCGGCCGTTTTCCCATTTAATAACAGCGATGGAGACGGAAACCCCACAAGTATAACTTATACTTTACCATATACTGCCTCAGGTGGTACTTACACCAGTGTATTAGCATCACAAATGTTTACAGATACTATTGGCACACACATGTATATTTATGGTGGTGGCGGTGGAAACAGTAATAGCGATAATGCAACCCCCCTTACTGGTGGTTTTGGATATAATGGCGCCAATGGTGGTACTGGAGGTGCTGGTGGTAATGATACTGGTACTAATGGTATTACTGGTACTAATGGTGGTGGTAGCTCTGGAGGTGCTGGTGGTAGTGGCGGTATAGGAAATAGTTTAAATCTAGACGGACAACCCGGACAATCTGGTGGTATATTATCTGGTGGTGGAGGAGGAGGGGGGGGTGGTGGATCGTCAAATCTGGCAGTACCTGAAGGAGGAGATGGTGGTACTGGTGGTGCTGGTGGAATCGGAGGAGGTGGTGGTGCTGGTGGTGGTGCTGGTGACAGTATCGCGGTTAATGGATTTGGTGTTAATGGGCCTGGTGGTAAGGGTGGAATTGGTGGTGGTGGGGGTGGTGCTAACTCGTTTATAGGTAATAATCTTTTTACTGGTGGTAATGGCGGTCCAGTAGGAGGAGGAGGAGGTGGCTCGGTTGGTAATTCATCTGGTACTTTGGGTGGTGTTGGATTAGTTGTTTTAGAAATAATTCCAAATGCTCCACCTCCAACTCCAACTCCAACTCCAACTCCCACTCCAACTCCCACTCCAACACCCACTCCCACTCCAACTCCAACTCCCACTCCAACTCCAACTCCCACACCAACTCCAACTCCAACTCCAACACCAACTCCAACACCAACTCCAACACCAACTCCAACTCC